TTTGGAGAACCCGGTTTTTTGTATGTTGTTGATGAAAAACAACTTCTTAATCCATGTTTCGAAATTTCATTTATTCCTATTACAATAGATGGTCGTTGTGGTTTTCAATTTTGTAATTTAACTTCTATTAACGGAGCAAAAGTTCGTTCTTTGGAACAATTTAAAGAGGCTGCATGGGCGGCTTCTTTGATTGGAACTTTGCAAGCTGGTTATACTACGTTTCCTTATTTAGGTCATACTTCAGAAGAACTTACTCGTGGCGAGGCATTATTGGGAGTATCAATAACTGGGATGATGGATAGTTTTGATATTTTATTTAATCCCGAATATCAAAAAGAATCAGCTAAAGTAGCGGTAGATACTAATAAAATTTGGGCCAAGAAAATTGGAATTAATCCAGCCGCACGAGTTACTTGTAATAAACCAGAAGGTACTAACTCTATTGTTATGGGTACGGCATCGGGTGCTCATGCCCACCACGCCCATAGATATTTTCGTCGCATTCAAGTTAATAAAGATTGTAATGTTTATAAATATTTTAAATTATTCAATGAACATGCGGTGGAACCAAGCGTTTGGAGTGAAAATAAGACAGATGATGTCATTACATTTCCTATTGAAGTTCCGCCCCAATCAAAAGTAAAAGCTGATTTTTCAGCTATTGAACATTTAAAACTCATTAAATTAACTCAGGAAAATTGGGTTAATACTGGAACTACTGAATTTAACACAAAACCACTTAATCACAGTGTCAGTTGTACGGTTATAGTTAAGCCAGAAGAGTGGGACGAAGTAGAAAAATATTTATTTGATAATCAAGAATCGTTTACTGCTGTATCTCTATTACCTTTTTCGGGCGATAAAGATTATAAACAAGCTCCAATGGAAGCGGTAGTTACTTCTGAGGATGAGAAAAAGTTTAATGACCTTGTTGAAGGTTGGTCTAGGGTGGATTATAAAAAACTTGTGGAAGACGATGACGAAACATCTTTTGTAAGTGAGATAGCTTGCGGGGGTGGTAAATGTTTAATTTAAAAGCTACTAATATATGAAAACTAAATGCTGTAATCAAAAAATTGAAAACAATGAACGCTTCTGTTTAGATTGCGGATGGGAGGCTCATGTTTACAATGAAGATATTCAAATGGAATTTGAATTTATGAAGTATTTGTTGACAGTAGAGGAACAAATGATTAAATTAATTGAAAAAGCTATTTTATTAGAACTTGACAATCCAGTAAAATCGGTGTAATATAAGAATATGGGACTGTACTGGTATCGAAACTAGTAACGTTAAATAAAATGCAAATCCGTGATTGCTGTATGGCACGGGGAAACATCGGCAAAAAATTAAATGCTAAAAACATTTATCGCAGTATGTGTTTCATCCCAGTGATGGAATTTAACACAGAAGCAGTTGTAGCCTAATAAAACGGCTATCCGTTCATCATCCGAACTCTGATACGATGAATGAACGAATTAATTGGAGAAAAAACATTTTGGTTCGTTGTAATGAAAAGACAGCGAAACATTGGTGGTGAATTTTTCAATTAATATAACCATCGAAAGACAAAAAGTTGATATATTTGTAGAATTTTATTTAGTTTTGTTAGTTCACGGCAGTTCGACTCTGCCCAGTTCCACCAATTTAAAAAATAGTTCTTCTCAACTCCACCATGATGTTTAATATAAAGTGTGAGAAAAAATGCTAAAAAAATAATAGAACTAAAATGTAAGTGCTGTCAGAAATCCTTTAATCAACCGAAGAAGGAATATGATAGGCAAACTAAAAGGGGCAGAACTAATTTTTATTGCAGCCGGTCTTGCGCTGCAATGAAAAACGAATCTTTAATAAAGAATAAAAATTTTGCTAAAGAAAATCCAGATTTCATATCAAAAGCGTTAATTGAATTTAAGAATAAATATCCCAATAAAAAATGGACTAGGGTAGATGAATTTACTCCATTTAAATATTTTATTAGAAAAGCCAAAACAAGGAATAAAGAAAAAGGTAGTCTTCTAACAAATCTTTCCGTTCAATATTTAAAGAAACTTTTTGAATTCCAAAAGGGGATTTGTCCATATACAGGAATTAAAATGGAATTGCGAGATACAACTAATAATTTACATTTAAAAAAGAGTATTATACAAGCGTCTCTTGATAGAACTGACTCATCACAAGGTTATATCGAAGGGAATGTTGAATTTGTTTGTTTGGGTGTTAATTATGCTAAAAATGGATTTTCTAAACAAGAAACTATGGATTTCTTCGCTCCAATGCGAAATAAAATGAATTATTCGTTTTAAGTTTTATCTAATCTTAAAAGATGTCATCAAAAGAAGAGCAGAAAGAAATATTATTAAACGAATGCCTACTCATTCTGAATTCTGCCCAATTTATTGAAACTAAATTGTATCAGGCGTATGGAGAATTAGAAGAGGCCCAAAATAATAATTTTTTCGAAAATATCCCTAAAATAAAGAGTAATATTGAATTTCTATTCAGACAGGCGGATAAAGAGAACCAATATATGGACGAATTTACATTAAAAAATAAGGAAATTATAAATGAAGAAAAAAGCCTTTTACGCGGTCTTGAACAAGAAAAATCACTATCTAATGGGAGTCTTTCCAAGAACACCCACAGGCCGACAGGATGCTTTGCTGTATAAAGAGAATCTTAAAAAGAAAAATAAAGAATCCCAATATATTGTAAAATAAATATGAATAATAAAAAACAAATTTTAGACTTGATTAAACAGATTGTAGATATTGAAACTACTAAGGATTTTCACTATCGCCAATTATTAGAAGATAAAGGAATTATTTGTAGCGGAGAAAGTCCTGTTATTTTTCATTTAGGGGTGCTAAAGGAGTTGATAGAAGATATATGATTACTGTATCATTAATTACTGAATTATTGTTTATTTCCAAAGTATTAAAAACTCCAGTTAGTATTACCTTAAAAACTGGAGTAATTAAAACAGGTGTTGTTCTTACCATTAAAGAACGAGTGTTAGATATATGGTATTTAGGATATCATATTTGGAACGAAAATCTTGATGATACTGTTAGTATGTTTGGGCCAGAATCCTGCCAAAATATTTCAAGAATAATTACAATGATTGATACTGACGCCTCTCCTAATCAATGGAGGGTCTTTGCTTATTACGAAGACAGAGAAAAAAACCTTGACAAACGAGTAAATATATGCTAATCTTCTTATAGATGATTAAAAGTAAATTTTCCGAAGATATGGTTTTGGCTTTGCAAAAAGCAAGAGCGTACATTTTCTCGAAATATAAAATCCCCGAATCTGACGTGGAGGATATCTTGCAAGAAGCTTCCCTAAAAGCCATTAAAAATTACGACAAATTCTTAAAAAAGTGTTCTTTTAATACTTGGTTCATTTCTATCTGTAAAAATGAAGTTAAACTTTATTTCCATAATAATAAAAAGCAGGATATTTTTATTGAAAAAGATGGTTCTTCCCGAGAATTAGTTTCTGTTGAACCAGAATTAACACACAGAGGAGATATAGAGGAATCAGAATTCCTTATTAGGGGCGTAATAAATAAGTTAAGTTCTAAACATAAAGAAATAATAGAGTTGGCTTTGAAAAACGCGGGAACCTCAAAAGAAGTCGCGGCGATTTTGAATATACCCATAGCTTCGGCTAGAACAAGATTATTTTACGCCAAACAGCATCTCAAGAAATTAATTTCACATAACCAAGGAGTCAAATTTGCATACCAATCAAACAAATAATTTTCTTATAATAGAAAATCCTAGTAATTTTACATTTCCCTCGGAGATGATGCAATATTTTAAAGAAATTCAGTGGGATAAAATAGTTTGGAATACTTTTGGGTTGCCCGCTTTTTACTCGACGTTCAGTATCACCGGAAATCAACTTTATTTTGAGAAAGGTCAAGATAATGAAATAAAACTCCGCAAAGAAGACCACACTGGTCAAGTCATCGCTTCTACTGTAATAGCCCCAGATAGTTCAACTGAGATTTATGTTTTGACTTTTGAACTTTCTTTTTGTGGCGGCATACTTACTAAAAATGAATTAAAAGACTTCAAAAAACAATCTAAGGCCGAATATGAAGAGGGTTTTCGTAGTTTTCAAAACTCTATGTCTAAAAACGAGAATAGACGAAGGTCGTGGTGGTTCAAGTTCCTCTATAAACCTTATTATTGGACAATTTCAGGTATTACAATGTCATTTGTTTTGGCTATTCAGGCAATTTTAAAATTTATTTGTTGGTTAGTTGGATTTTTACTTCCTATTAAATTATGAATATCGTCAGTGTAAAATCTGGAAAGCCATACGACATTTATTGTGGGAGGGCCAATAAAACCTATGAACTTGCGGAATCAAAATGGGCTAATCCTTTTATTATCGGTAAACACGGAACTAGAGAAGAGGTAATAGATAAATTCAGACTAAAAATAAATTGTGAACCTGATTTGCTTTTGGAATTACCTGAATTAAAGGGCAAAACTTTGGGATGCTGGTGTAATTTTCCAGAAGAGGATTGTCATTGCCGCATCTTACTCGAATTAGCCGAAAGTAAATATATTAGAAATTGGTTTAGTAATATGTTGCCATTCGACCAACCTCTGATATACCAGAACATTTCGTATTCTACTCCAGAAAATTTTTATTAAGCGATGAAAATGCCGAAAGATAGATTGGATTTAAGAAAGGAAATAGCATCTTTGTCTCCTTTTAGGGCAAAGACTTCTATTAGGGATAAGGAAAAATTTCCTTGGAGAAACGATTGGAATCAACGACTTTCCATTACTGCAATGACTTTTTCACTAAAACATAAATTTAAAAAAGGAACTTCTTGGGCCAACAAACTTCTAAAAACTGAGGATTGGAAGATTGTCGAATGGAATAATTGGAATGATATATTTTGGGGTAAGGATATAAAAACCCGTCAAGGAGAAAATAATTTAGGTAAAATTATTATGAACATTCGTCATGAATTACGCTCTAATATTATATGATTACTAAAGAAGATTTTGAAAAAGCCGTCGCCGAAGCTGAGAATATGCCGTGTCAATGCGGCCACCATTACTTCAAGACCGTTACGGCAAAAAGGGAAGTTTCTTCCCTATTTACAGGAACAGGCAAAAATGAAATTGTCTTAGTAGGTCTTTTAGTTTGTGATAAATGTGGTCAAGAAACCGCAAAAAAATTAATAGTAACTTAAAATAAGGAAAAATATGCATGCAAGAAACGGACGAGAATTAAAAAATGGAGATAAAATAGTAAGACTAGAAGGTGGCAAGATAGTTGCTTTCGGTGTATTACATGGCGCAGTACCCGGAAACGATTACTGTAATGGTAATATAGCTGTTGTGCAAAGTGCGAATGAATATGCTTGTATGTGTGATTGTATTCATATTGATGACTTAGCAGCCATTCTTGCGGAAAAAGGTCTGGATAAACGCCCAGAAGGAAAATGAAAATATTTCTTGACATCTTATTTTGGTATATGATTATTGCTGTAGCGCAGTTTTCTTTTATGATGTTAGTAATATTTTTCTCTCACACGCTTTCTTCAGCCGAACAACAACAAGTAAAAGATTACGCCAAGAAAAAAACTGGTAAGAAAGTAGATGGAGATTTATATCACTACTTAAATAATATTCCATTTTGGGTTTACCTTCAAATTGCGTTATTGTGGCCAGTTAGTATTTATCGTCTGTTCTTTTACGGGCTTATCTCCATGTTATGCTGGAATTGATGCTAGTAACATTGTAATTACTTGCTGATGACCAATCGTGAAACAACTTTTAGTCCAGATAGACTTTATAGGTATAGTCTTTGGAGAAAATGGGATAATAACAGTCTTTATGTGAATTTTATAGGACTCAATCCTTCGACCGCCGATGAATCCATTGATGACCCTACTATTCGCAGATGTATAGCCTATTCAAAGGCTTGGGGTTACGGTGGTTTTTGTATGACGAATTTGTTCGCGTGGCGTGACACGTCTCCTGAAAATATGAAAGCGGTTCCTAATCCAGTGGGAGTTCATAATCAGCATTATATATTACAGTGTGCTAGTGAAGCATCCGTCGTAGTAGCGGGTTGGGGAAAACATGGAAAACACCACAATCAAGATATTAATATCAAACAATTATTAAATAATATCGGAGTAAAACTTCACTGTCTTAAAATTAACGGTGATGGAAGTCCTAGTCATCCCCTGTATTTAAAGGGTGATTTGAAACCAATTCGGTTCATATGAAACATTATTTAGCTAATTTAGCCAAAGAATACGATAAGGCAGGAGATTTAATTTTTAAAAATGAGAATTTATTGAGCCGAATAGAGGGTAAACTTATTGCCGGTTCGGAATGTTTCTGGTGTTACGAAGAGGATGTTGAATTTTGGAAGGAATTTGATGATGGTATGAGGCCAGTAAATCAATGGCCATATTCAGGATTTATTGTTCCTTTCCCCGAAACTACAGCCCGCCACGAAATGGAACCCGAAAATGTTTGTGTTGTTATGACAGATTATCCCATTGAAAAAGAAAATCCAGTAACTGATTGGTTAACTCTTGCCCAAATTTTAGACACTCCTACTATTTATAAATTTGTGGTTTCAAATTCTAAATAAAAATTTATCTTGACATTTGAGATTTTCTACGATTATCGGGATGGCTTGATTAAGAAGGGCGTTCCTGTAACAAAGGAAGTAAAAGTATCTATTCCAAACGCATTTCCTAGTAGATTTTGCAAACCACCGCGTTAATTAAATATTGCCGCTCACTGGGTCTTTGACCTTTTGGGCGGCTTTATCCAATTGAGTTTTTACTTCGGAATTATAGAGAGTATCTGAACCAATCTTTGTTTCCTTGGCGGTAGGAATGTTTAAAGTATAAACTGACGGAGCAAGTTTTAGTTTTGGCATTGCATCAATAAGAGCCTGTTGGCTATAAAAACTGTAACCATCCCACTGTTCGTCCTTCGTCTTATAATTGCCTTCGTAATAAAAATTGGAAAGTTGGTCTACAGTTTGTGTTGCGGTGTTAGTATTATCTTCTGCTTTTGCAGTATTAACTTGAGACCCCCAATGTTCTGAAGTCCAAAGTGGACCGAGGTTTGTAGGGTCGCTCGCTTGACAAGCATCGAAATCTACACGGATAATCGCGTCTTTGTCGTTTTTAACATATACGGCGTAAGCGGCTTTGCCTTTTGGCGTTTTAAAAGGCTTATTTAATACTTGTTTTTCTTTTGTTGCTGCAATTGCGGATGACACATCTATTAAGCTCATATTTGATTATTACACCTATTTAGATTACTTTTCCTGTTTAAAATTCAAACCTTTATCTTGGATGTATTTTTGGAGTAAATCGCCCAAGTTAGTACCCAATCCGCCTTGAAAGCCTCCGTCGTCATATTTCTGCCCATCCCAAGCTTTCGCTTGAAGGTTTCCACTAGAAATTTGAGGATTAGCGGGCAAAGGAAGTTTTCCGTCTTGAGTAGGAGCGGGTAAAAATCTGTCTCCTATTGGTACACTAGCACCACTCTTCTCCTCAAGTTGAATAGAATCTACAACGCCGCCATCGTCTCCACGAACGCCGCCCTTGTGATTGGCTGGAATGCCGTCTGTAATGCTCGATGTAGGCTTCTGGGCTGCGCTAACAGGTGTTTGTTTACCATGAGGGTAGACTTCAATAAACGCTTCTGTAGGAGTCATGGTCATCTTACCATCTTTTAATGTGGCTTTTGCGGCAAAATCACTATTTCGGTGCCACTGTTGGTCGAACAAATCCAATCGGACACGGTCACTATCAACCGTTGTGCCATTTTGGCCCATGGTTTCCTTAGGTAATCCGTCTTTAGTTAGGTCAAGTTGGGCTTTAAAAAAATCTTTACTCTCCTCATGTAAATTGCGGGGTTTCAAGACCGTTTCAACGGTAGAGCCAGCATAGAAAAAATCATCTTGTTTTTCTTGTTTTGTTGGGGCTGTAGTACTAGCCGAGTTAATTTCTTCGGAAATTTTCTGAACTACGTCAGGATTTTTCAACTTCTCTTTCCAATAATTGCGTCTCCAAGAATCTGGCTGCTCTCCGTCAAATAGGTCGATTTGTTTGTCGTACTGATTTAGAGTCTTCATATCATATATTACACAAACATTAAGAGATATTTTAGTTTAAATGAGTGTATAATACATTATATGACAGATAACGCTTCACCTTCACCCGAAATAAAAACAGAGACTTTGACGGTTGCATCGCAACCCACGAACGAAGGGTCACAAATCAAGGGAGTTTCTTTAAGGGGTATTATTACGATTTTGCTTGTAGTTACCTTATGCGCTCTTGAATTTATTAAAGTTGTTCCAAGTGAAACTTTTAGTAATATTACGATTTCCGTAGTTTCCTATTATTTTGGACACGCCATTGCCACATCAAAAAAATAATGAAAAATCTTATTGTTATTTTGTTGGTTTTGTTTTTAACGTCGTTTGGGGTGTTGGGGCAAAGTTCTGTTTTAACACTAAACACAAATAGTATGTATAAAGCTGGAGATTTTACTCTTGCTGTTGCACCTACTATTTCATCTGGTTCTCTATTTTCTAAAGGTATTAAAGGTTCTACTTATGGATATGAAGGTGAGATTTCTTATTTTGCGTCCCAAACAATTGGAACTACTCTTTTATTAGGAAATCGAGATTATAGCGACAGGTATCCCATTACATATATTTCCACTTTAGCGGACTATCGTATTCTCCCCTTTGCCGACAATAAATATTTAAATAAATTCGCCTTTACTTTTGAAACAGGAGCCGAGCAGGATTTTCTATATGGTTCGCAGGGGCTTGATTTTGGTTTAGGTATTGATGCCGATATTAAAATCAAAAATTATCATTTTCGTCCTAATCTTTCATTCTTACAAAGTATTAATACAAAGTCGGATATAAACAGTACAACGATTAAATTTGAAGTAAAGTTGTTTTCATTCTAAATATCTTACGAAAACACTTGACAAAAAAAGAAGTATCGTTTAATATAGGTTATATGAAGAAATTAATTGTATCAGTATCTATTGTAGCCATGACAGCTTTTGCTTTCGTTGGTTGCTCAACCACATCATCGTCCAATAATGCGACTGAACTTGCTGCCATTACATTGGCCGCTTCAACAGGCACAGAACTCGCCATCCAGAGTAAACCAGCAAATGCTGTATATTTCGTAGGGGCAGAACAGGCGTTGCAGACGCTAGCTACCGGAACGAATGCAGTTACAATCTCTACTATTGAGGTCGGTCTACAATCTGCCGGAGTAACGAATATTGTTATAGCCGATTCGATTGCAAACGCTATCCAACTTGGAGATTCTTTGATTGCTGCTAATACCAGCACAAATACTCCCGCCCAACTCGTTGCAGTTCAACAGGTCGCTGGGGCAGTCGCAAACGGTATTCAACAGGGTTTGACCCTCTCTGGTCTTGCGACACTCAAGAAGCCTTAAATTTATCTAGACCTTACAAGAGGTAGAGCACGAGAAGGGCACCCGATTCATTAATTTGAATCGGGGTTTTTTTTAAATATGTGTAATATATCATATATTTATGAACGCTCTTGCAATTCAAGGTGGTGGAATTTTGGGCTATGGAGAAACCATTATCCTTGCCAATTTAGAGAATATCGCCAAAAAACCATGCTACTCTCTTTTTGATATAATCGGTGGAACTTCGATTGGTAGCATAATTGGAGCGTGTTTGTCAATAGGAATACCTTCTTCGGATATTCAAACATTTTTTACAACAGATGCTCCTAATATTTTTAAAGGAAACATCCTAAATGATATAGAAGAACTTTGGGGGGCTAAGTATTCCGCCGTGTCATTAGAAGCCGCTCTTCAATCCAGACTAAAGGATGCAACGTTAGCAGACTGCAAAACAAAGTTACTAATAACTTCTTATGATTGGGCTACCGATAGGCCGGTTTACTTTAAGTCTTATGAGAAGTCTTCTGAGAACAAAGATTGGGTTATTATAGGAAATGATAGCCCCATTAAATTATGGGAAGTGTGCCGGTCAAGTAGTGCAGCCCAGACGTATTTTCCGGCTTATCAATATAACAACATGGTACTAATGGATGGTGGTAATATAGGCGACAATGCCCCAGATGTATTAGTTATTTCGGAAGCCTTAGATTTTGTTCCTATATCTGATTTAAACATGTTATCTATTGGCGCTGGAGACACTAATTGGGATGTTTCGGCTAGTTCTATGATTAATCCTAGTATTGCTGTGGCTGGTCTTAATACCATCAAAATCGTATTTTCCGCTGGTGAATCCTCTGAAGTCTATAAGGCTTCCAAAATTTTAAAAAGTAAATATAATAGAATCGCACCAAATTTAGGTAATGGTTACGCTATTGATGATGCCTCTACTGCTACTCTTGGTGCCCTTAAAACGGCGGCGGAATTGATAAGTATTAGTAGTTTACCTATTTTTATATCTTTATCTTCTTAATATTAATATTTTCGTGTAATATTCATGGATGATAATACCCGATATTGCTACTAACGTCCTCTCTCATGTTGTAAACAATCAATTTCCCTCCCTTTTAGGAAAGGAATCTTCTACCGAAATATATAATTGGGTATTTATAATAACTGGAATTGGAGCAATTTTAGCTTTTATTTGGAGTATTAGCAAAAAAATAGCTAAATTCATTAAAAATAAATACTTATACCTAGAAGACTCATTAGAAAAAATTGACACAATTTCCAAAGAGTTCCTTCCTAATCACGGTTCTTCTTTAAAAGACCAAATAAACAAAATCCAATGGGAACTAGCCAGAAATACAGAATTAACAGAGAAAATTTCTACTAGGCAGAAATGGATATTCGACAATAGGGAAACTCCAATTTTTGAAAGTGATAATGATGGTAAATGTGTTTGGGCTAATCCAGCTTATTTAAATTTAATTAAAAGAGACTTAAATTCTATTTTGGGTCATGGGTGGAAAAACTTCATAGCGGAAGAAGATAGAAATCGAGTAATCCAAAATTGGGATTTATGTGTAAAGGATGGAAGGGACTCTGAAGATACTTACACCATAGTTGATTCTCGTGGTAAAAAATATAAGGTTTCTACTGTCGCTTGTAAAACTGGAAGATTTGGTTATGTGGGTGCTTTAAAGGTACTTAGCGAACAATGAATAATAGCGGCTTATTAGATGGGATTGATAAAACTTTTGACTGTTCTGAAAATTTACGGATGGCCATGAAGAAGTACTTTCTCAATCACTCTCACGAAAACTGGATATTTCTTTCTCAAATTTATAATGAAAAATGCCCCAATGGTAAAAATTGTCTCAAATGTCAACTTCTTAGGAATATAGCTTCTCATATTTTAGCAAAATAATAATCTTGACATTTTCTAAAATATTATGCATAATTAGTTATATATGGAACCAATACCATTTAGAACTCAATTCATTCAGTGCGGCAAAGATGGACTAACAAATAATACTAGGTTCTTTTCTTTTGAAGAATTCCCTGAATTATTACCCGCATTTCCAAATAAAGAAGGTTTTCTTTTAATTAAAAGCGGAGAATGGAATGGAAATCCTCTTATTATTTGTGGCAAATTCGGAGGAATTTGTAATGGAGGTCATGCCAAATGCCGTAAAATGAGGGGTTTGCCGCGAAGCAAGAAGAAACAACCGGAGTATTTCTCAATTAGGAAAAATCCTAAACCAGAATAGTGTAATTAGTGGTATGCCCACAAAATATACCATTGTAAGCGATTTCCATATCGGCTCGGAAGTCTGTCAGCGCGACAAAATTATCCATCTTCTTAAGACAATTAAGACGGAAACGCTCATTATAAACGGTGATTTAATTGATGTTAATAATACAAAGCGTCTAAAAAAGAAAGACTGGGAAATCCTATCACTACTCCGTAAAATGAGTAAAAACACTCATATTATCTATATCGCTGGCAATCACGACGGGGAAGTGGCTAAAATGATATCTGAATTATTAGGATTTAAATTTAAAAATGATTTTGATTTTGAAGTTTCGGGCAGCAGATTTCATATAACACACGGTCATAAATTTGATACCTTTATTTCTAAATTTCCAATAACAACCGAAATTGCTTCGGCTATTTATCACTGGATTCAGTGTTTAAGTCCTAAAAAACAAGCTTTGGCTCGTGCTTTAAAACGTCAGTCAAAGGGTTTCATTCAATGCTGCGACAAAATCCGTAAAAATGCCGAAACCTATTCTAAATCAAAGGGTTATGATTATATTGTGTGTAGTCATACCCACATGGCTTTCTTGGAAGAAGGCAACCCATATATCAATACGGGTTGCTTTACCGAGGCTGAATGCCATTATCTTGAAATATATGATGATGGATTAATATTATTGAATAAAATTTAAATAAAGAAAGTTTTAAAAATCTCTTGACTTTTTTTGAGGTATATTTTATAGTTAAGTAAGTTAAGAGACGAAATAGTGTCAAATTGACGGTTTGAAAATAGTTAAAAAAAAGATTTGACAAAATGATAAATCTGCTCTATGATAGAAAAAGATAAGAGATGGTTTGGTGAAGCGGTAAAAATAGTTTTAAAAATAACTTCACAAAAACATTCTTTTAATGTACAATAGATTAGAAAGATGAAATTAGTGTCTGAACAATTTAGTTTGCGTAGTGAATATCCCATTAAAGGTAATTCACCCGTAATACAACACACTAATTATACATGGGCCATGGGGGATAGACAGATGTAAGGGCGACTGGGATTAAAGATAAGATGGTAGGGTCGCCCGAAAAAAGAAAGTTTTTCGGGTTTTTTGTTTGTCTAGTAAAATAGACTGGTTGCGGGGCGAAGAAAGTAGTTGACAAGTTTGGATGAATATGTTAGATTGACTTTAGAAGTTGAGATTAAACTTAGAAAAATCCCGCTGAGTGGCATCAGCCCAAAGTAGCTAATAGAGCTTCTGAGGAGGACGATGACCGCGAGACAGCGTTAACACACTGCTGGCTTTGAGGACAATACTCGCTGCCAGACGAATAGTAGCTGAATATGCCCTTAATACGGGACAAAATAGGCACTAAGATGAAGGATTGGGGTTTGAGTTTAGCTCGCCCCAACCTTCTTAATTTTTTCAGGAGTGTTTGAGTTTACTCGCCTCCTTTAATTTCGTAATTCGGGGTCAAACTGCAATTCTATACAGTGATTTACGACTGTGATAGCAGAGAAATTAGACTCCCCAATTTTTGTGTTCGGGGCCGACAAGTGAGGCGCAATCTTGCCAAGATTGTTTAAGTGGGAGCGTTACCCATCGAGCACTCCAAATTTACTCAGTCATGAGTAATCATAAAAACTAAAAAGAATCCAGTCGGGGGAGAAAACTCCCCTTATAAAAATGTCAGGGTTGGTACCTGAATCGGGTTTGCCCGTAATAGCTAAAAATTTCAGTTAAGTAAATAACGAGTTCTGGAGGCGTTAGCTCTACGCCCAAGTTCAAAAAGTCACTTCGACATGAGAGTATTCGGGGACTACTTCTCGTCCCTAGCAACTTAGCTGAATTTAATTTATAGGACGTTGGTGTAAGAGTAGCACAAGTGATTCCAAACCACTTAGCGAGCCTGCGATGGTTCACGTCTTGCCATTTTAACGTTTGCAGATTGAACCGAAAAACGGTCTGATTAGCAGATGAAATATTTTGGGCCATGTGACAACAAAGGTGCTGTACTTGCTTTGCACGCAAGTTTAAAATTAAGGGCGCGATACCCTCATGTGTCCACCATCGTAGGATGAAAAATCCTCCTGTTAGAATCAGGCGTAAAGGGAACGATACTTCCACCAAATTTTTTAGATAAAACGTCATAATCTGTGTATTATACAGGTGTATGTTTGAAAATTGTAAAAACTCGAAAAAACAAGGCGACCATGGCCTTGGAAAAGCAATTGCCCATTACTGTGCTAAAGGATATACGGTATCTATTCCATTAACAGATAGTCAAGAATATGATTTAATAGTTGAGAACGTAAATTTACAAAAGGTACAGGTTAAAACTACCGCACACAAAAATAAAAAAGGATATTACGTTGTTAATATGAGAACTATGGGTGGCAACAAAAAAAAATATTGGTGTAAAAATATTGACAAAACTAAAGTTGATATATTGTTTGTTTTAACCGACTTGGATGAGATATATATTATTCCAATAAATGAAATTAAAGCAAATACTTCTATTACATTGTCAGATTTTTATAAAAAATTTAAATTGGTAGTTTGACAGAGTAGCAATTGTGACGCGCTGTAAACGCGTTGGCTTCGGCCTACGGGGATGCAATTTCCTCAACTACCACCATTTTACTCCTCTAATCGTTTCGACGGTTAGACGCGGGATAGAGAAATTTATCCTAGCATTTTTACAGGTGCGTATAATAACGGCTAATTTCTCAGTTCGTGAAACTGACTAACCGAGGTCGGCACTCGGCCACCTGACCATTTTTGCCGCGAGTTAGTTGTCGTATTCGGACGGGGACGTGGCGGCAAAGCGGAGAAGTAAGTGCAGAGAAAAACAGTGAAGTCGGATAGGTTTTACTGGTTTAGCCTCGGTTTCTGAAAAAAATCAGCGAGTTTTAGGGTCGTCAAAACGGTTGGAAAATTATTTCCTACTACTGCTTGACTACCAAGTTTAATATGGCATTGGTGCGATTCCCTAGCTCTAGTGAGAATGAAATATTGAACTCAAAATTTTACGTCCCAGTAATGGCTACGCTTGCGAAGCGTCTTGTGCATAATTGGATTATGAAAGTTCGACTCTTTCTTGGGACACCATTTTAAGAAACATTTAATGGGTATTTATCTCAAATGTATAGAGTGTCACGCTTCGAACGTGAAAGATATAGGTTAGAATCCTTTAATACCTACCAATTTTTATGGTTCGTTAGCTTACACGATTAAGAGCGTTTGCTTTATAGGCGAAGAGGCGCAGGACATCAGCCTGCACGAACTACCATTTACGGGAGATTGGCGAAAGATAAACGCGGGGTAATATAACACTCTAATTCTTATGTTAACTGGCCAGTTGAATTCGAATTGCTGCGATAGTGAAAAGCTTCGCATCTCCCACCAATTTGTCATTGTGATGGAATAGAATACATCCAAGGTTGAGAACTTTGGGCGAAATCAAAGCAGCGTATAGGTGCGAGTCCTATCAATGACACCATGCAAAACTGACGGGAACTACCATACCTCGCTAACTCAAAATTAGTGGCTTTCCAGTGGAAATCTGGAGTTTTGCACCATTTTAAATATATTGTAATTTTAGCACAATCAGCGGTATAATATCTTAAAGAGTGTCTTATGAAATATAACGAACAAGAAGCTGTCAAGTTAATTCAACAAAAACAATTAAAATCAGTAGCCGCAATTCTTAAAGCAATGGGGATGTATGAACGCGGAGGGGAGAATTATAAAAAAATCTACAACACAATTAAAAAGTTTAATTTAGATGATTCTCATTTTTTAGGGCAAGCTAGTAGGAGAGGCGGCATATTTGGATTCAAATATCCAATTTCTGATTATTTTAATGGAAAAAGGAGGATTAACTCTAACCCATTAAAGTTCCGCCTTTTTGACGAACAGATAAAAGAAAGGAAGTGCGAAGTATGCTCAAATACATCATGGCTAGGAGACGATATTCCACTAGAACTTCACCACAAAGACGGGAATCATCATAATAATCATTTGGAAAATTTACAGATTTTATGCCCAAATTGCCATTCAAAAACAACCAACTTTGGAATCAGAAAAATCTCAAAACCGGTTGACGAACAGGTCTTAGTAGAAGCCATTAAAACATCTTACTCGGCAACCGACGTATTAAGAAAATTAGGAAGAAATCTTTATGGGAAATCTCATAACAGAATCAAGAAGATTAAAGAAAAATACAATCTGGAATTTTTAAAAGCTCCAACGAGAGAGGATAAATTAAAATATATTCCTAATCCATTCTGGAGAACTGCCCCTAGATTAAATAAGCGTAAAGTAATTAGGCCATCAAAAAATGAATTAATTTCTTTAATAAAGGGAAAGTCGTTCTCGCAAATAGCGAAAAGTTTTAACTTAACCGGCAACGCAATTGTCCGTTGGTGCGAAGATTATCAAATAGACTATAAAAGTTTGTCTCCATTTTCTCATTTTTATAAAAAAGCGAACCCCAAATCAGTCAAAGAAAAAGTGATTAGGGCGTCTCAATATGCTTATGTTCAAGTTGATAAAGGAAATTCTAAATGGAGAGCCATTGTGAGAAAAAACGGCAAAGCATTATTTTTTAAGAGAGGAGAAACAGAGTTGGAGGCAGCAGAAGCGATTGCAAAATATTTTAATTCTGATAAGTTAATTTTAAGAAATGCATCCATGATGAAACAACCAGCCATGACAGATTTAGACTCTGTTGCGAAGTAATAGTAGCGTGAAGGTGGAAATCCTTCTGGATGCACCAATTTATGGATATGAAGATGAAGGAGTCGAATCGCATCGTTGTCAACGATGATTAAGCCGGGGCAGGTCCGGTCATGTCCGCCATTTTATAATAGTCAGTGAGGGAGTAAGAAAACCCCGCAGATTGCAAACCTGCTCGTATATTCGGAGCGTTACCGAAACTGACTTCCAATTTATGCTAGTTGAGTACCGAACCATTATTTTCTCGTCAAAGAATAAATGGGACTAACATTTTAAAATTTATAGGCGTCGGTTAGTAGCTATGCCACTCCGTTTGGGGCGGAGTTTTCGTGGGTGCGAGTCCCACCGCCTGTACCATTTATCGCCGTATCGTCTAAAATTCTAGGACACCAGCAATGAGGCTGGAAATACAAGGAAGAAGTCTTGTGAAAGCGACCAATTTATTGCGTGGGAGTGTAATGGCGCACGTTGTCCTCATAAGGCAAAGGACCAGTCCGATTCTGGCGAACGCAACCATTTAATTTTAATTGAGTCTTCTGTCTATGACAATTTGGACAAAGAAATTGAAGATTTTCAATTTGATTATTTAGACAATTTTCGTCAATGTGGTCTATATCTAGCGTCATAGGTTTCCCGAGCCATTCTAAAATATTACAAATGTTACATTTATAATCAACATTATTATCTAACATAAATTTTCTAAGTTTTTTAGCTCTGATGCGTTGATTAGATTCAATTTTTTGTATACCCAAAAAATTAGTTTTTTTAATAAAATGATTTAATTTAAATAATTCTTTTGATGTTAAGAAATGAGTAATATTTATATCATGTTTTTTTATTAAATTTTTAATCCAATGATAAGAACCACCATTTATTTTAAGTCCTAAATTTCTAAAAACATCTGAATAACATTTAGATTCTAAAACCGCGTTTTCTACTTGTTCTTTGGTATATTTATTTTTCATATATTAATAGATACACAAAAGTAAACTCAAAGAGAAAGATGATTTTTGAGATTACTTTAATAGTTTTTACGACCATTTTTTATCGCAGTGAGAATTAGTATTCAATTCGCCCTCATAAGACGAACTCCATTGGTGCAATCCCAATCGCTGCATCCATTTATGCACTTGTAACTCAGAGGCAGAGTGTCACTCTTCCAAAGTGAACGTCGGGATTTCAAAATTCCCCAAGTGCTCCAATTTAGTAACCTCACCAGCAATCGCGCTGGTTAAGAAAAAATAAAGTCTATAGTGTTATAGGGAGGCGAAACTGTTTTAAATTAATGGTCTGTCATTGTAGGATGGCGAATAAGCTTTTCGTTTTCATGTAATTCTCTATGGCAATTAGCACATATTAGAATACATTTTTCTGCTTCTTTATAGGCTTTACTTTTTGAACCAGCTTGGATAAACCTAGATACTGTTTTTTCCTTTTTAGAGGAATCGAGATGATGAAATTCCAGAGCTGACAAACATTTATTATATCCACAAATTTTGCATTTTCCTTCGAAGTGAGATTTTATCTCTATTTGAATACGAGCATAGTTTTTCCTTTTTTGTCTTCTATGTTTTTCCTTTGCGCCTTTTCCACAATGATACCAAACTGTTGATGCGCTACATGGAACAAGTTTTTGTATTTCTCTGAATGTTTTACCTTCTTTTCGTAATTGTAATATTTTTTCTCTCACATATTGTTATTACACTTGAAATGTAGTGAAGACAAAAATTTAATTTACTTGGTCTGTCATTGCGGGAATTAATTCCCTAGCCCATGGGACGACGGCCCCAAAGGGTATATCGTAAGTAGTCAGCGTTTTCGTCCATTTTAAAAACGCACATAGAGAAGGAGATTTGTCGTTAATACTTCATAATGCGATTATGAGCTTGGCCGTGTAGCAATTATTCAATCGTTAGGGTAAATTTTGCATCTTAGTGATAAGATAGAGGGAACATAAAAGGCTTGGACGCCACGCTGCTAAATTCCCCAGCAAATGAGTGTATAGTCAAAAATGAGGTCAGCAAGTAAAATTGGTTCTAGAGTAGAAGAATTGGTAAACTCAGTGGATTGTTAATCCACCGCTTTAAAAAGCACTGCTTGTTCAACTCAAGCCTCTAGAGCCAATTTAATGCAAGGCGGATTTCGTAAGAGCCGTCAAGGACTCGATATACTTGTAGCCTAATATCTAGGTGTGGTTATTTGCATTGATTTTTTTTATTCCCTACGAGTGTGAAAGTCGCACAAATGGTTGTTACCCATTAAGACTTGGAGCGTTACCAAGGTTCGGAACCAATTTTTCGCGGTGAAGCTACCAAAGAACGTGCAGCCGACTTTTAATCGGAATATTCGTGTGGGGGCAGTACCCATCGCCGCGACCAATTTATGGGTCTTAAAAGCCATTCTTCGAATAGGAGACTGGCCAAGTTTAGAAACTTGGGACTCACCAATTTCGGGGAGTTAGTCTAGTAGTTAGGACACGAGAATGACACTTTCGTAACATAGGTGCGATTCCTATACACCCCACCATTTTAACTCACGGAAAAGAGGCTGAATATGTTATTCGAATAGCATAGACGGGGCAGAGACAGGTTGTGACGGACTTTGAATCCGTAACGTCTGAATCGACTTGAGAGGCATCAAGAGTAGTCGTCCGAAAACAACCAAAGAGTTAATTAATTTATGGCGCAGTAACTCAAATGAGTAAGAGTACTCCCTTGATAGGGGATAGGTTGTGGTTCCTCAAGCCACTTGCGCTACCAATTTAATGCAATCGTTCCCTTAGCAGCGAAAGGACAAGACTTTTAATCTTGTGAGCTAATAGCTCCATCGTGGGTGCGAGTCCCTCCGGTTGCACCAAATTTCACCAGCCTATGGAAACATGCCAAGCCTTTAACTTGGAGAATTCTTTAATGAATCACTGGTGTCCAATCGTGTCAGAGACGTGGGTTCGAATCCCACATACCGGCCTCGCCGGTATTGGTGCAGCGGCAGCACACTGGCTATCAATCGTCCCGAGGATTCGGCGCAATACCGAATACACAGTTGCATTAAATGGCGTCCGTCGAGGACAAAGAAGCTAGACTAATGTAGCAGTATAGTGTAAAAGTAGCAACGCGGGCTTTTTTATGGGGTTATGGTGTAATAGTAGCACGAAACTTTCTCAAAGTTTAAACGCATTGGCGCAAAACCAGCTAACCCTACCAATATTATCAATCAAAATCATTATTGTCACAAAAGGTTTGCTGATTATTTTGACGGTAAACGAAAATTTTGTTCCCGTGAATGCACACGGAAGGGAATGGATTATTCTAATCGCGGAGGATACAGGGAAAAGGCTGGCCGGGGCCACATGGGTTGGTATAAAGGTTATTATTGTAATAGTTCTTGGGAATTGGCTTGGGTTATTTACAATATCGAACATGGAATTTTATTTACAAGAAATACTTTTGGATTTGATTATGTTTTTGAAGGCAGAACATTTAAATTTTATCCCGATTTTAAAATTAACGACGAATATGTGGAGATAAAAGGATGGTTAACCCCTAAAAATAAAGAAAAAATTTCACAATTTAAGGGAAAACTCAAAGTAATTTTCCAAAAAGACATGAAGCCTTTTCTAGATTACACAATCAAAAAATATGGAAAGAATTACGTCACTCTATATGAGGATAAAAAATAATTTATGTTGCTGAATACAAAGAGTGGAGTAAGTAGCCTTTCAAGCTATTCCTAGCCAGTGCGACTCTGGTCGGCAATACCAATCTCCGAGTGGTCCGATGAGTTAGTAATCGGCCAGCTTAGTTGCATAGGCGAATTGCATCAGTGCCGCTGGACACTAACTTCCAGCAAAAATTTTATGAAATCAAATCAAAAAAATCCATACAAAGGTCTTACCCATTTTCCTAAAGGCAGTGTCCTTGAAGGCTTGAGAATCCCTACTCGCAAAGATGCTAGAAACTCAGCCAGAAATTTAGTAAAAGCTTTAAAAGACCCAACTGGTTTGACGCTGATATGAAAAATAATCTAAAAATGTACATCTGTATTAAGAAGTCCCTTCCTTCTCATAAAGTTTTGGGAGCAGCACACGGCGTTTTAATGGCGCATCTTAAATTCGGGAATGACCCCGTTTATCAAGAGTGGCTCTCCCAGTCTTTTCGCAAGGTAGTTGTTGAAGTAAGGGATATCGAATTCGAAATGCTAAAGACTCAAAAAGACTACGTTATCGTTACCGAATCGAATTTAAATAATCAAGAAATTGCCATTGTTTTTTGTCCCCGCGTTGACTGGCCTGAATGTTTTCAATATTTTCCGCTATTAAAAGTGTAAAATAATATATGATAATAATTGATTTACTGGCCTACGCCAAGGAGGGAGTTTCCAAGGGCTGTTTAATGGCGATGATTAGCAAAGATTTGTCACAAAAACTCACTACTTTTAGCGACAAACATATTTCTGATAGTAATCTTGCGGGAGATGGCAAAGAGACCGAGTATCATGTAACGGTACTTTATGGTTTTGACCCTGATTTTGAAACTGAACCACTTAAAGCTTTTCTGGAAAATCAAGAATCTATAGCTTTTGAATTAGGCTCTGTAAGCCGTTTTGAATGTCCAGATTATGATGTTTTAAAGGCTGAAGTAATTAGTCCAGATGCTCAAAAACTTCACTACGCTTTAAAAGACAAATTTAAAAATTCAATTCAAACAACTTATCCAATTTATCATGCTCATGCCACCCTAGCATACGTTAAAAAGGGTAGCCACAAGGAGTTGGATGGTCACGAAGGTTTAAAGGGAGAAAAATTTTCAGTTAACTCTCTTTTATACTCGCTGCCAGACAAAGTGGGTAGGAAAAATCTTAGTTTAAAGACGGCCTAAAAATATCCAATTTTTAAATGATTTGTCTTTACCACTTATAATTCTATTTACATTTGTTGAGCGTAGATTGTATTTTGTATAAAAATCATATTGATAGCCGGTAAAAGTTTCATTAGTTATTCGGTTTTGGAAATGATATATGTTTTTGTTAAAAGTCGGATTTCCATAGGCTTTCCATTTTTTATTAGGATTTTTATCTCCTAAACGGGATATGGATATTTTGATTTTTGTTTCTTCCGAAGCCTTTCTACCCAAACTACTTAAACTAATTTTACGACGATGTTCTTGAGAAAGTTTTTTTCCAAAATGTGCGATGCTTATTTTATATTTAGTTTCATTTGAAACTTTACACCCTGTATTATTCAAACCAAACAGGCAAATGTTATATCCATTTTGACCAACCAAAGATTCAAAATATTCAATATACGAAGTCTCTAAAGCTAGAAGTTCCGTATTGTCAATATTTTCAAATGTATCAATAATTTCAATATCAAAATTATCTAATCCATATTTTTTTATAGCTCTATCTATTACTTGATTAGCACTTTTTCTTAAATGGTGTTTTATTCTATACCGAAGATTATTAGACTTACCAATATAGATGCGACCATTTATTTTGTTGGTAAATTTATATATTCCGAAGGTTTTTGGCAGGTCGTTAAAAATCATAATTACCGCCCTTATGGTGAATTGAAACTGATAAACAGAGACACTCTTCTTAGGAGCACATAAGGACGGCTAAAACGGTTAGTCGGTATCATTTTCAATTCAATATATTATGCACAAAAATGGTAATAATGTATGATTTTTTCTTTTTATTTGGGTATTTTTGCGTGTAATACTTGTTGTATGAATAATTTAGAATCTTTCGCGAGACAAGTAGTTGCGTGTGACCAATGCGGCGCTGAACTCGGCCAACATTATCCAGAAGGTCATAAAAACATATCTGTTGCTCTTCTTAGCGAGCCAGAAGCAAATGGTGCCACTTATAAAAAACAACATGAATTTTGTGATATGGCTTGTATGGCGTCGTTTATCAACAAGAAAATGGAAACTCAAAAAAGTGCAGTCGCTTCTTATACTGCTGAGGCAAAAATCCAAACAATTTGTGACAACTGTAAACGTCCAATCGACACCAAAGATAAAGACGACAAGGAAGATTCCATTGCTGCTACCCTAAAAGGTCCAGATGGGATAGATAAACAATATCATTTACATAATGAAAAATGCTTGGCTGAGTTTTTGAATGACCGTTCCAAGAAAAAAGCTTACAAATCTAAGGCGTCAATTACAGATGGAGCATACTATTCTGATAGAGGAGAGGTTTGTTTGGAATTTCCTATTAAAAAATAAAGATGACCAACGACCAATATTTCCGTCATAACAAATGGGGCGTTCGAATCGTTAAACGCGGTACTGATTACGATGTTGCGGACGTTGTTAAATGTCTTGGATTTCCAGATGAAGTAACTCTCGGAAAAGCAATGTGGCCAGACCACGCTAACACAATCGTCAACGAGCATAACGATTCTCTTGCGAAATTTTTGTTTCCACAAGATTAATTTACTTCTCACCTTTATGGTGATGGGGGTCATGTCTACTAGATTAGTTTAGTAACACGTTGCTCCCGAAATTTTATTGCCCCGTGGCGGAGTAGTCGAACGCGTCGGTCTTTGGAACCGAAATATAAACATCATTCGTGCAAATCGAATCGGGGCTGCCAAATTTATATCGAACCCCTACTTCATAGTTCACCATTATTCGTGTATAATATACTATATGCGAAAAAGAACAAGTATCATATGGTCATATCCAGAACCAGATTTTAAGAAACTAATTCTTACAAGCCAAACAATGTCCCAAGTGTTAAAGTTTTTTGGGATGGAAAATAAAGGTGGAAACTATGTAACCTGTAAAAATAGAATTAAGGAACTAAATATAGACTCTTCCCATTTTCTAAACAGACTTCATTCTTCGATATTAACTAAAGAAGTTTCAAAGGACGAGTTTTTAACTAGATTAGTGGAACATTCTCCACACAAACGCGTAAGTACTAAAAAATATTTAATTAAATTTAATTTATTGCCTTATAAATGCTCAAAGTGCTCAAATGAAGGACAATGGAATAATTTGAAACTTTCCTTACAATTAGAACATAAAAATGGAGTTTCTGACGATGATAGAATTGAAAATCTTGAATTTCTTTGTCCAAATTGTCATAGTCAGACATCAACATTTGCAGGGAAAAAACATAAAAAATATTATTTTTGTAAGGAGTGTGGGAAACCATCAAAAGGATACTCTAACAATGATATATGTGCTATTTGCTCTAATGAAAACCGAAGAAAGCAGAGAAGACCATCCAAAGAGGATTTGATTGCTCTAATTAAGATACATCCCATTTTAACTATTGCTAAACAATATAATATAAGTGATAATACCCTACGTAAATGGTGCGTCTATTATAACATAGATTGGAAAAATATTTCCAGATTTTCAAGACGAAACAGGATTAAAAAAATCACACCTATAAGTCGTGTTTTTCCATCTAAATATCTTTATGTTTCGTTTAGTTCGTCTAGGAATAAATGGATTGCTAATGTTAAAAAACAAGGAAAAATACAATTTTCAAAAAGATTTAATGACGAACTAACAGCAGCTAAATCTGTGGCCGATTTTCTGGGTTCAAATCAATTGATTTTTAGAAAAACAAATTTATCGGTCTGTAGGGAAAAAGTGAACCCACCTGCCTTGGGCGCAGGTACTGCCTAATAAGCTAGACGGCGAGCGTTACGCCGCAGACCGACCATATCTTCCGCAGTAACTCTTCCTTGCATTTGACTCTGCAATAGAGCCTTTGGGTTTGGTGGTGTTCCTAAATGGGATGCCATCATAATTTCTGGCCGTATGGTGAAAATACATATCATAGGGGACTTCTAATCCTTAGTTCTCGGTGGGATTCCGAGTATGGCTACCAATAAAAAGATGTTTTCTTCTGGTAATTTAGAAGTTTCTGGTGGAACAACGAAATGGCTTACATATAATAATATTCGAGTACAGGGGTCTTATGAGTATCGAGCTTGTATTATTTTTGATAAACTAAAAGAAAAAGGAATGATATTAGATTGGAGTAAATCCAAATTAAGAATTCCTTATATTGGTGAAGATAACAAAAAACATTCTTATTTAGTAGATTTTGATATTTTAACTAATTCCAATAAAATTTTAAGAGTAGAAACTAAGGGTTATGTTCAGCCAAAAGATTTACTAAAATGGAAAGCTGCAAGAGAGCAATCTCATAAAATCCTAGTATTTATGGGAAAACATCTTGACCAAATAGAAAATAAATTAAAAATTTAAGGACATTAAACTAATCTAGTGAAAGTGCAACTCTGAAAAAGTTGAAAGTCGTGAGCGTAACACGAAATGTCCACCATTTTTCCCAGTAATCCAGAGTGGAACGGTGATTTCATAAGTCATTCGGAGTTAAAGATGCAATTTCTTCTACTGGGACCATTTTTCTCCTTGACAAAAATCTAAACTTCATTCATAATAAAAATATGCAAGAAATTTTGGTTAAGAAAATTAATACAATTCGTGACGGTGGAACAACAATTTGGCAAGATAGAGATGGTAAAAAATACTGGAAAGATTGGAGATACGGTTCTCCTACGAAAGGTTTGATTTATGACCGCTCTCTAACAGAAGATGATGCCCAAATTTTGGATGTTAAACTAATAGAAGTTCTAGATAATTTAGAAATTAAATAATATATTAATAATTTTGCATCCTTAACTCAGCGAGATAGAGCCTTCCCTCTTAAGGAATGGGATGTCGGGGCAGTTCCGACAGGATGCACCAATTTCGCCTTGCAAGCATACAAAGTGATGCACTCGACTTGTAATCGAGAGAACTCGGAGCATTACCGAGGCTTGGCTCCATTTTATGAAAATCAAAGATTATTACAAAATTAAACCAAGATTGCAAAATTTCAAAAAATGCATAGGATGTTCTGAGATTTTTAATTTAGACGAGGTTTTTAAAAAATGTCCTAATTGTAAATGTGAAAAATTTATTCCAGTTACGGAGTGGATTAGAGAGATTTAGTACCCTTAACGCTTGTTCTTTTTGCAAGGGGAATGGTTAAAGTGCACCATAGGGGTTTTCAAGGGTAGTAATATACCTTGGATTCTCAGCGAAGAATTAACCTTTTTGTTGAGATTTTAAATTTATGAAAAATAAAAAATGTAAATACTGCAAAATTAATTTAAAATTGGGTGAGTCTGTTGATTTTGTTGATGAAAATATTAAAACAGAATACACTCATTATTCAGAAGGAAAACTTGTTAGATGTTGGAAATGTCCACAATGCGGTCATTCTGAATCATTACAAGAAAAGTAATTTTATTGCCTGTTCTGAATAACAGTAGTTCGCGACTCTCTGAAAGTCGAGGCGATGGGGCAGCACCATCACAGGCATCCATTTTACTGTCGTGAGTATCATCGGCATGATTATCTCCTTTACATGGAGAATTTAGCAGGGTCGGCACCTGTCACGACAACCATTTACTGCGTTCCAAGCTCTAATAGTGGCAAGCAATCGGCTCTTACCCGATAGGACTCGGAGCATTACCGAGGGGGCGCACCAATATACGTTCGCACAAAACGATACCGAGGATGGCTGGTAAAGCCGCTCCCTTGGCTGCTGACGGTGGGAAAGAACACACCAATTTCAACGCAATGTGGGTTGACAGCGAATACAAGAGCATGGAAACTTAAAATCTCCGACCTTTGTGGGTGGAAGTCCCACCATTGCGACCAATTTCCCAATGAAACGTGTCTAGTGTATTACTAGATAGACATGAACACAAAAAGCAAAGGAAGTATTTCTGAAGCCAAAGTTTTAGCTAAAGTTTTGGAATTAGGGAAAACGGCATTTCTCCCATTTGGAGAAAATACGGGTGTAGATTTAATCGTTCAAGACGATAATAATTTAATTCGCATCCAAACAAAAACAGGACGAAAAGTAAATAACAGCATCGAATTTGATGGAAAATCTACTTACAAAATTAAGGGACAGCAAGTAAGCAAAGATTACGAAGGCAAAATAGATTATTTTGCCATTTATTATCCAGCAAATGATAAGGTCTATTTTGTTCCGTTGCATTTGGCTCGCGGTAAAAGTAAAATTTATCTTAGTTTTTCTGCTTCAAAAAGACATCCAGATGTAAAATTAGCAGAAAACTTTGAACAATGGAAGGTGAACTAGACGAGGTTCTAGGAGTGTTTGCTAAACACATCGCACCCTGAAAGGGGTGTCAAAGGCGGGATTTGCTCCTTCCTCCATTTCGCTTGACATAATCCGACATTGATGATAATGTTTGAGTATGGAAGAAGCAACAGAACTTGAATACCTTAAATGGTTTCGTATCAACGCTGATTTTGGCCCTGCCGATGGTGATGTGCGTTACGAAATGCACCGCCAGTTTGAAAAGGAAACGGGCAAGAAAGTCCCTCAAGGTTGGGACGACGAATAATTTGTGCTGATATCAAAGGCGCGTTCGATTCGCTACCGAACACCACGTTTAGTGAGCCACCTAGCTGTCGGGTCGTTAATTGGGATTGCCAACTCAACAGACAGTCAGCACGATTTTACGCTGCGGTAATGGCACTCTTTCCTAAAGAGGAAGCGCATAATTGGAATAATGCAGGTTCAACTCCTGTCCGCAGCACCAATTTATGATTTTTTGGACTTGTAGTTTATGTAATAAAATTCAATTTTGGTAAAATTGGGAATCGGATGTAAATTCCGGCTTGTCCTCCACTTTCGGCTTTTAGGTGTTGTATGCACAGTAATTTCGTAAATTACAAGACAGGGCGAAACAAATCCCTGATTAGCCTCCATTTTTTTTCTTGACTTTGAATGAAAAATTTGTTAAGCTTAAATTAATGAAAGTAATTACGACTAGAATATTAAATTTAATTGATGCATCTAAAATGCGTCTACCGCGAGATATCATAGTGCCATTGTCAGCGGGAGAACATGAAGTAGAGATTATCCCTAATCCATATCCACGAGCAGAAGGTGATTTTTGGGTTTTATCAGGGACTATGATTGGGGCAGTCGATACATTCTGGCAAGCGGCTTTATGAAAACTTGGTGTGACCATATTAAATATCTCCATGAATATATTGATGGAAATAGGCGCTATTCTTGGTGGATGGACTCATTACACAGGGATATTCCAAAATCTTGGAAAATGTGTCCCATCTGCGGTATTGAACGGCCTACCAAAGCAAATCTAGCAGCTTTGACGTTACAAACTTTAATGGATGGAGACCAATGATTTGGATAATTAACTAGAAAAGTTTCTAGGCCCGTTTCGAAAACGGTGCGAACCGAAAGGTTTACTCGGCAGGAGGGTAATTATCCGCCAATTTACGAGTCCTCGTCTGCAATGAGAAAGACGACTGCGGCAAACCGCTTGTGGTGTGTGAGCCATCAAGGATTCACCAATTTATGAATGAGGAAAAAGAAATAATGCAATGTCTTGTCGAAGCGTGGGATAAATTTATCCTTTTGCCACAAACCCATCCCGACCACCAACGTTATTTCCGCGATGGAATTCATGCTTGTCAGCAGGTTTTGATGTGGAAGGAGTTGCAGAAAGACAAATCTAAAATTTACCCAATAATATTATGAAACCGTATAGCAGTAAATCTTTTTTAAAAGGCATATCTGGAAGGCGAAAATCTAAAGACACAACCCATAGAAGGCGTTGTTTGCGAGTAGATAAAAAAGCGGCCAGAAGAATAGCTGAATTAGAATATTATGAAATATAAACAATTTAAAAAACTATGGGAAAAATATATTCCCTCCGATGTAAAATTTATTTGTGAACATCAAACCATGCAGGCGTTGATTGAATATGGGGAGGGTAATAAAAGTAAAATCCAAGAAGTTAGGAAATTTCTAGCGACTACGGAAATTGGGGAAACTATTATTAATCCAAAAATAAATTTAGATAAAATAAATTTTTTATAATTTGGATAGGTTAGCCATCCGGCGATGGCCTCTGCTTTGAAAGCAGGTGATTCGTGCTAATACCACGGATAGAGGTCGGCACTTTACTTATCCGCCATTTTGGTTCGTAAACTGGTCGAGGCACCAGCGTAGCTTGGAAAGCTATTGGGACGGTTAAAACCCGTCTGGTAAGCGTGATATCTGCGAACCGCCAAACTTTTACCTTTCTTAGTTATTATTAATTAGTCTATTATAACTATTTCAAAAATTTTCTCAATTTTATTCTTTTTCTGTGTAATATAAAGTATATATGTCAAAAGAAACCATTCAATATACATCAGGTGCTGGTCTAACAGTCACCGACGCAGGACAATTTGGTATTAATAATTCCAACCCACAATATGCCTTTGACGTTTCCGGCGTACTAAATCTCAACACTGGCGGCGGTATTAATAATTATGGCAGTTATATTAATCCACCACTAATCTTGACTGGTTCAATGAGTGGAATTGTAGGAGGATATTCCTATGTTGTAGGAAGTGGCGCTGGTGTATCAACTGGTCTTTTCCCACAAGTGGTTATTGGACAAGAACTAAGTATTACTTCTAAAGGTGGTGGATTGGCGGTATCCGGTGTTACTACTGGTATTGTTTTCTTCAACACTGGAACACTTACATCAGGATTCACAATTCCTTCGGGAACAACCCGTTTCTTTTTTGGAGACGGTGTTCACTGGAACGTTCAATAATAATTTAAACCGATACCCAAAGCTCCCAAGTTAATTCTTGGGGGCTTTCTTTGTTTATACTTGACATTATTTAATAATTACGTTAACATTCTTGTATGAAAGTTAAATATATCATAGAAAATTTCACTGATTCTGAAGACTACCGCGACCTTATTCAAGCCGTCCGCGATTCGGGGCGGTATTGTTTTGTTATTGATAAGAATAATCACTTTGATTTCGACCCATCAGGATTTGAGGAAAATGACCTTGTTATCGTACAGGGTTCTATTCAAATGACTAAAAATATTGCCAGCCGACTTCCCAAAGGATGTCATCCTGTTGCATATTCTTCATGGGAGAAGTATCTTTGCTCGTCATATTATCCTTATTTTAAAGACTTGCTATTTAATGATTTTAATGAATTTACATTCATTGGTAATTTAAAAGAATTCAAATTTGATTATTATCAAAAGTTCGGTAGGGAAGCCTTAATCTTTATTCGTCCTGATAGCGGCGAAAAGACTTTTCAAGCCCAGTTACTTGATTTACAAGACTTTGATAGATTTTGGGATAACGCTACTAGTGGCGGCGGTAATTGTTCCAGTTCTGATATTGTCATCGTTTCGACACCCAAGAAAATTATGGGTGAATGGCGTTTTGTTTGTACTAAAAAAGATATTATTTCCTGTTCTACTTACCAATATCAAGGAAAGAAAACATTAATTCCAAGCGCCCCCTTGGGAGCTACTGAAAAATGCAAACAAATTCTGGAAGTTGGATATTATCCTGACCCCATTTTCTGTGTGGATATTTTTCAAGATGGAGATAATTCTTTTTGGTTAGGAGAATTAACGTCTTTCTCGTCGGCTGGACTGTATTGCACAGATAAGAAAAAGGTGGTAGCGGCTGTCAATCAGATAATTGAAGGTGTTTAATTTTTATTTTTTATTTAAATAAAATTCCTTCAAATCACAAATTTGCTGTTCTTGAACGGCGTTGGAAATTTCTAATGATTGGATTTCCCGCGCTTGTTCTTTAATAACGTCTTTCATCCAATTATTCTGGCCTTGAATAATATCTGAATTTTGAGAAGTTTCGTAATGGTTGCCATAAATACCAGCAACGACCCCTAGAATCGCAATAATCTGTGCGAGGGTCTTATGTTTTTCCCAAAAATCACCAATGGATTTGCTCATAATAAAAATTACACTTTTTTATATGGGGGAAACACCTTATGGACTTAAAAAGAAAATAGTATTATTATTGATAATATGAAAAATATCAAAAAAATAAGGTTATTTAGTGAACAAGACCAATCTTACCGATACCCCGACTCTTCGGGGCATTTTTATGTTCATCATGTGAACAATATGATTATCTGGGACAATAATAAAATTTGGATTCCCCCTTGGGATTTTAATTTTGTACCAGCGGTAGTTCAACAATTTTTTGGCGAATACGACGACAAGGGCCAAGAACTTTACCAAGGGGATATTATGGTATGGGAAATTTCATGTACATATTTATTGCAGCACACCATATGGGTCTCTTCAATTGATGTTTGCGCTTGACATTTTTTGAAGGATATGTAATCATAAGGATATGAAGTCCAAACTGATTCGAGCGAAAATCACCATTAAAACCGAAATTGTAGTAGAAAACCTTTATGACGAAGACCCATATAAATGTGTTGAGTCTGCTTTTCGCGCAAATAAAGGTGAAATAGTTTCACAAGCCCTTGAATCAAAACAGATAGGTATTTCAAACATTTCTGAGGTAACTAAAAAAGAGCATCTGCCGACACTTTGGACGATGGGCTGTTTGCCATGGCGACCAAGTATTTCTTTTAGAAATAAGAATCAGGAACAAACAATTTCTGCTTTTTTAAAAAAATAATTATGAAACTAGGATTTACTGGAACCCGCGATGGAATGACACCCATGCAATTACTAAAAGTTGCCCTTTTTATCGCCGAACATTATATAACAGAAAGTCATAGCGGTGATTGCTCTGGAAGCGACCGCGAATTCTACGACCTAATTACCTTAGCAAATGCAAATAAAAATTTTCAAAAAATCAAAACATTTGGGCATGTACCCAATATTAAGGCTCATAGAGCCTTCTGTAAGTATGATATACAACTAATTCCGAAACCCTACCTTGAAAGAAATCATGATATTGTTAATAATTGTGATTTCTTAATTGCGGCCCCGAAAGAAAAAGAAGAACAGTTAAGGTCTGGAACGTGGAGTACAGTTCGATTTTCTAAAAAAGTAAAGAAAAAAGGTATGATTGTATTTCCTGATGGGGAAATTGAGGAATTTAATATATGAGTTACGATTATAAAGATTATGGTAGGGATGATGATTTTCAATACCAGTGGGAAAGAAATCATGAACATAGGATAATTTGGAAGTGTTTTAGATGCGATTATTCTTATGAATCGGAACGTGATGTTAATTCCGCGTTACTCTGTCCAACATGCGGTCAACCAACCCAAGAAGCGGGGGAAAGTTATAAATGACAATTAATCAATTAATTAAACAAGACTTATCCGGCAATAAGCCTAAATGGTGTAAACATATCCATTTTTGGAGTCGTGCTGCTGGAGAGGAAGTTTTTTTTTGCGGTCGCGAATCATTTCCCGAAGCGGGAGGATGGTCATTTAAAACTGACGAAGCCCCCTGTGGTTTAACTGCAAATAATTGGAAAATCTGCCCAATCTGCGAAGAGGAAAACCCTTATTTATGATTATGAAAGGATGCGAACTAGATACCGATGGTGACGGAAATTGTCCGATTCATCCAAATGGATGCCCTGCAATACAAGGCTGCTGCCCACAATGCAACGCTAATTTTGAAAACTATGGAACAAAAATGGCAATGTTGTAGTCGCCGATTATGCCCTACCCGACTAATGGGTAATAGCACTCTAGGAAGTCAATCAGAGTATCCAGAGTATCCTAATTGGAGGAAATCATGACCGACAAACAAGCCAGAGTTGTCCGAGCTAAAATCGACGTAAAAGACGCCGAATCTAAACTCCGTGAAGCTAAAACAAATCTTGAAGAAGGATATAAAAAATCCTACGCCATAGTTGAGCAAGAAAAGGCTAATTTAGAAAAAGAATATTCCCGATTAAAGGAAGAAGTCATACGAGCGGAAAACTTTTTGGAAAAAGAGAAAAATTACCTTGAAGAAGCAGAATATAGTCTTGAATTGGGATTTGATAAATAATTATGAGAAAAAGAGCAACTAATTTAGAATACTTAGAATGGTTTCGTCATCATGCCGACTTCGGCCCCGCCGAATCAGATATTATTGATGCCATGAACGAGCGTTTTATGGAAGAAACTGGCAAAAATCTCCCAAAAGGATGGAACTATGCTCAAGATGGTGAAACGATAATTGACAAATGAAATGGAAATGCAAACGTTGTAAACAAATTGTTAATCCAGAGACTTTTAAATGTGGATGTATAGTCAGTCCAAGTCCATGGGAACCCGTTACCGAAAAAGAAATTGATTGGGAAGTGACTATCTGCGATGGAAAATATACTGTCCAACATTGGAAAAATGGCGGTGGTGAAGCCTTAAGGTATGGCGAAAAATGGCGTGATTTAGTGGGAGATAATCTGGTAATTGGTTTGGCATTAGAGGTTTATGAATTGAGAGAAAAATTATCCAAAATACACCAACAAAAATTAAAGCCTGATAAAAACGTAAAAGTACCTAAATTCGATTTAAAAATTCCTTGAAAATAATAATTTTATGAAATTAACATTAGTAACATTGGATGTGTCATATGATGCGTATTACATCATTTTTGTTGACGGAAAAAAGTTTGATGAAGGAGACGATTATCATACTAAACTCTCTTACAAATTTGAAGGTATAAAAGAATTCCTGAAATTTTCGAATATTCCTTGTGAAGTCCAAGAATTAGATTTTAATACCAAGGGCGACGGAGCATATTACGACCACGACCACATTGTAAAAGAAAATGAAAATCTGGATGCTTTTTTAAAACGCATTAAAAAATTCATGATTAAAAAATAAATATGAAAAATATAATACTACTAATTGCCGTCCTGCTATTTGCGGGATGTAGCAAAACAACCGTTGACCCGAAACATACTTATGAGCAGGGATATTTGGATGGTCTCCGCGAGACCTGCCGCGTAGCATTAAATCACGGCATGATTCAAACGCCAATAACGATTAATTCTGCATCATATAAACTCCCCAAGAAGTGTATTTTTGTAACATTACAAGTAGATGAAATGCCTCCTTATTTTAATTTTACCTATAATACTAATTTGCAATTAAGTATAGAACTTGGTGGAGCTAATTTCTTTGGTAGCAAATCGGATGTTTTTTGGTGGGGAGATAATATTGAAGATAATAATTGACAAATTTTGATGGATGGTGTAAATTGAATTATTACGTTAATATTCTGACGCTGATATGGGTAAAGTCCTATATTAGAGGAAGTTCGATACATCAAAACAGCCATGGGAGAGTCTTAAAAACTCGTTTGTACCAAAAGGTAGATGCAACCAAAACAGCTTGAGGATAATGTTTTCCATTGAGAGCGGGTTTGGGCAGCGATTATTAACACATCGCCACATCCAGTTAGTGAGAAAAATGTCAGATTAACACAAAATATCGGCTAAAAAACGTAAAACAGTGTAATATAGTATATGACTGGAATATACTCTATTACCAATTTAATAAATAATAAAATTTAAGTAGAAATATCTAATTATTTTTTTATTTCATTTAGGTCGGCAATAAGGTCATTAATTCCAAAATTAGCACTAGCTAATTTATCAAAAGCTGCGGCTGAATGCTTATGAACAATAATATGAGCCTCATCCTGATAAGTTTGCATCCATTGTGGAGTTGCTTGAATAGTTTCTCCCCAACTCGTTAAAATAGTATTTCCAGTCGTTGGCGTAATTCCACGAGTATAAATGCAATGCCCGCCCCAACTTCCTTTTGTTGGGTCTCCTAAGTTTTGAGCGGTGGTTGGAATATACCAAAGATTCTGAAGATTTTGAACAAAAACAGGAAGTGCAACTCCCACATAAAGTCCACCAAATAAATATTGCGCGGCTGCAACTTCTTTGGCATTATTTAAATTAACTTCGGCATGAGCATAAATCAATCCACGAGTCCTTAAATCTTCCAAAAAACTCACTAGTACTAAACCAGTATCGGTTGGATTATTATCGCCAGAACCTGCTTTTGGATTATATCCTTGTCCGCCATTTTCATCGGCTGTTGCCCATTCATAAACTTCCAAAGCAACAGGGTCAAGAAATGAAACTCCCAAACCAGCAGTTTGCAAAACTGTTTCTTTGTGATGAAGATAAGCTGCTACCGCGCAGTCACCTATGGAATCATTCATGAACATTTGAAGAGAATTTGGAGCGGTCGTACCCCAATCATAAGATGCGGGGGGAGTTGGAATCATCCCAATATTTAAATAATTGGCTAATTTACAGGTTTTAACGTGTGCTGGACGAGGCAAAACGCCAATTTTCTTCGTTGGGTGAGCGTGAATATTCATGAAAATAATTACACCTTGGTATTGACAAATGGGTAAAAATAATTTATTATTAAAAGAATATGAGTGATTTTTTAAATAAATCCAGCACACTGGTCTTGAACGCGTTGTATCAAATTATTGGCCAAACTAGTCCGCGCCAAGCCGTGGTTGCAATGAATAGTTCTTCGGATGGAGAACGTCCTGCTGCCAAAGCCATTAATATTGAATATGGCAAAAAAGAAGATGGGTCTTGGGATTTTGATAATGTTATTGGTTTTAAAGCTTGTTCTTTTGAAGAATGGTTAGAAGTACCTATCCGTAACGGAATAGACCAAGTTATTCACGGCGCGAAAATACAAATAAGGTCGCCCTCGATTATTGTTACGTCCTATTCAAAAATGCCTCTTCGGAAATTTCGCCCTACGAAAACAGTGCTTTTTGAAAAACAAAAAGGAATCTGTGGTTATAGCGGGGTTCGTCTGCCGTATTCCAAACTTAACATAGAACACAAAATTGCCCGCTCCCATGGAGGCAAAAGTAATTTTGAAAATTTAATGCTCGTGAATAAAGATATCAATAGCAAGCGCGGAAATAAAAAATTAGAAGACGTGGGGTTAGTTCCCCTGTTTTTTCATCAGGAGCCTAGACCTATTCCCGCCTCATATGCGGTAAAAAACGCGGCTCACGTCGATTGGTTTTATTTTTTACCTAAGTAATAATTCTAATTCTTTTATCCTATTTTTTAATTGAATATTTTCTTCAGTTAAAAAATGGATTTTTGCGTCTCTACCTGACGTAACTCTACTTGAATTTTCAGATTTAGTTATCCATTCGCAATTTTCTGGACAATAATTTCCATCTGGGTTGATTCTTTCTATACTTAAACCTTCTTTATATCCATGGGAAATGGCCCATTGTTTAAAATTTAAATAATTCTTGACAAACCCCGAAAAATTCTCTATATTCAATAATATGAATGCAAAAAACTTAAAATTTATTCAAGAATGTGTTGATAATGAAGGCTTTGATTATGCTTTTAGGCATTATTCTAGGTTTGAAGAGATAAAAGACCCTGAATTTCACAAACTTCGCGTGGCATATGTCGAAGCGGCTAAAAAACTTGCAGAATATATCAGAGAAGAAGATTAATTCTAACCCCTTTTTTATGAGTCGTACAAAAAAAACTGGCAAAGATTGGGCCGAAAAACTCGGTCTACGTATTATTAATCCAAAAGGTTGGTCTAATGAGAAGCAATTTAATAGCGAATTGATATCTAAAACAGAATTTATTAATCGAGCTTCTGCCAGCGAAGTAGCGGCAAATTTTGATATAAGCCGTAGAGCAGCAGCGGAACTTTTAAGGAAAATATAACAAAATTATTTTATTCGGGGTTGTGTCCTACCCTTCCAATTTGCTCCAAAAACCACTTCTCCTTCTGGTACGAGGTGATAAACAAATGTGCTAGGCAATAATTGCCTTTTGCTTCTGGGCCAAAGTTTAGCCCAACTTACATCATCATGACTTGCTTCATTTTTTGAAGATGGATATGGCTTCTGCTGACTCGCGTGCCAAAGTTGAAATGCCCCAATAGGACAAAATAAATCGTAACCATCAACATAACGACTTCCAAAAGTTCCACCATGACTTGGATTAATTAAATAACCATACGCATGTTGAGGATTATTGTCTAGGCGTTTTTTAATATCTTCGAATTCTTTTAACCCAGAAACGTTAATACGGTCGCATCCATAAAGGACAGATTCATCCAAATAAGTATGATTAAATAATATTCTATTAAAATTATTATGAAGAAAGATATCTGCGTCCAAGTAAAGTCTCCATCCGTAATATCTCAAAAAGTCAAATCCTCTATTTATTCCGGCTCCTTTCCTAAACTCATTTGGTGAAGGATTAATTACATCAGTTGGTACGCAAGTTACTCCATGTTTCCTACAAACTGATTGGGTGGCTTTATCTTCGTGTGTTGTAACAATAATTAGATGGTCACACTGAGTATGATTCTCACTAATTGTAACATCTAAAATATCATCAAATCCCACCGAGATTGTAATAATTTCGAGTTTCTGTTTATCCCGTTCAAAGAGGTTAGGGGTGGTATTTGGGTTCATATATTGCATAAATTTTTTAATCAATTTATTATATAGAATTATTGTAAGAAAAAAAGAAAATAGTTGACAAATTTTGAAATGTGAGATAATATTGGTTATATGTCAGATTTACTGCGAAGATTAAATTGGACAATTAACAAATATTACGATAAAAATGGGAAAAGTCCTGAATCCGTCTCTATGAGCCACGAATTCTCAGATGATATTAATAAAATACCTCAAGCTTATATTAGATATACTAATAACTTTACTCCTTCGTTAATGGGTTGTAGAATTAAGTTTGTTAAGCGTAAAAACTACATGGAAGCTATGCCAAGAAGGAAAAAATTGAGATATTCTAAAACATATCTAGCTGATAAGGTATATTGGGGAAGAGAAGTTTTGTTTGACCGAGATAGAGCATTTTTTACTCCAATAGAAATCTCTAGTGCTAAAAATATGGGCTTAGTAATGACTTCAGCATGAAAAATAAACTCATAAAATGGATTTATTCAGCCAAAGAAACTAACCCGTTCTTTGTTAATATCAGGAATACGTTGCAGTTTATATTCCATTGCCCGCATGATTGGGAGCACCGCGCCGACGTGGGTGAAGAGGAACACGGGGTAAATCCTTATAAGCGTTATTGCAAAATTAGTGAATTAAAAAACGGAGATAAAGTAAAAATAAATCCTTGACTTGTTAATAAAAGTATATTATTATTTTAATATGAAGTATTTTTTTAGTTCAGATTTTCATTTTAACCATGTTAATATTTTGACCTATTCTAAGCGTCCATTTAAGAATGTCGAAGAAATGAATGAGACTATTATCACAAATTGGAATAGCCGTGTATCACCTAACGATGTTGGATTTTTTTTAGGAGATTTTGTCTTTGGTGGTGAATCAGAAGTGGCTAGATTTTTATCTAGGCTTAATGGAACCATTAATATTATTTTTGGTAATCACGACAAGTCATTGAGAAATTTTGCCAAACATGTTGTTCTTAATAAGGTGAATTATTTAGGAGATTACGCGGAAGTTACTATTAACGGTCAATTTATCGTTTTGTCGCATTACGCTTTTCGCGTATGGAATCGCAGTCATTATGGAAGCTATAATCTTTATGCTCATAGCCACGGCAGTTTGCCAGACGACCCCAACGCTAGAGCGATTGATGTGGGGGTTGACTGCCATAACTTTTATCCTATTAGCTTTGAGCAAGTCGCGGCGATAATGGAAAAGAAAAATTGGAAACCTATAGACCATCATGGCGAAAGACTTCAAGATGGTGGAGTGGGACTTTCTAAAGATGATTATGCCAAAGCCGAAAGAAAGCGCGACTATGAAATTTTAAAGAAAGAATTTGAACCTTAATAATTTATGAACCAACTGATTAAAGACCTACAAGACCTGAAACGACAGTATCTCCAATTAGAGGATGGACTGATGAATATTTCAGAAAACCGATTTCTATTTCCCTACTCGTGTTTGCTAGGACTAGTTTTATTAATCGCTTCGGCATTTGTATGAAATATCGACTGACATATCGTATTTGTCGCAATAATAAAATTCCAAAAAATATCCCTTTGGAAGCAACACCCCTACCATCTGGGACATTACAATGGTGGAATGAGGATGTAGAATTTGATAATATTCTCACTCGCATGAAAGAAATTGAAGAAGAACATTGGGAAGCCACTCTTCAGGGGCGATATTTACCGTATGATGCCGTTCCTTGGGTGATTTTTATGCCAATTATCAAGTTAACACCTACAATAATAATATGATTAAACACGCACTATGTTATCGCAGCGAACCATCGGAATTCGATGATAAAATCCCTTATGATGTAGAAATCCTCGTGGAAGACGAGAAAAACCTTCAAGAAATGATAGAAATAATGGAAGACTATTTGCTAAGATGTGGGTATGTTTTCCCCGAAAATACAGAGTTGGCATTGGTACCTAAAACTTAATTATGAACGAAGAAGAATTACTAGACGATATATTTGACTGTGGTAAGAAGTGGAAGGGCAAATACCCTATTCGATTTTGTGACCTCTGTGATGTATTTACTATTGGATGTACTGACAAAAAGTGCCATGGTTCTTCTTGTAATGGACATAGTTGCGACGAATGCCGCGCTGACCATTTTGACTTTGACACGGCAAAAACTTATATACCCCAATATCTAAATGAAGAAGAAAAAAAGGTCTACGAAAAGATTATTTGGCTCAAGAGGTATATGAAGGAATCGCTGCTAAAAAGCGAATACTCCATAAATTGGAAAAGAATGAAACAACAAGGTGAACTTTGCAGAACCGCCGAGAAGATTTTTGAAAAAGAAATAGCCGAAAGTTTTGCCGCGCAACCGGACGTTAAATTTGGTGATTATTAAGGCTTGACTTTTTTCTAACACTTTGTTAAGATTAAAAGATGGAACTTTCAAGTAAAAACCAGACGATTCTTGTCCTGAGCGACCCGCATCAGGAGATTAATAAACTAGAGACAATTCTCAAGCGTGAAAATTACGATAAAGTAGTTTGTCTCGGCGATTTTTTCGATAGTTTTAGTCATAATAGCGAAGAAGACGCCATCAAAACGTGTAAATTTCTCAAAAAGTATTTGTTTGAGCCAAACTTCTTTACCACAATCGGCAATCACGATATAAGTTACTTGTGGGGTTATACTCAGCACACTCAATGTAGTGGTTATTATAGGTGGAAGGACAAGTTAATTACCAAAGAATTTGGGTCTTTTATGCCAGCAATCAGGGAAAAGTTTTTGTGGTATTTGTTTTTGGACGACCGGCTATTATCCCACGCGGGTCTTCACCCCTCATTCCTTCCTCCAAACCAAAAATTAGATAAAATAAGTCTTTCTAAATGGTTGGATGAACAGGTAGAACAGGCCGAAATATCTCTTTCTGCTAATGGAAGACATTGGATGTACCGCGCTGGATATGGTAGAGGAGGTAGTCAATCAGTGGGTGGATTGGACTGGTTGGATTTTGATACGGAATTTGAACCGATTGAAGGACTTCCGCAGGTAGTTGGGCATAGTTCCCATACTAATATTTTACCCCACAGTACCGAGGGTTCGTTTGATGAAAATATTTGGCAAAATATAGATATCGACTGCCATCTTAACCAATATTTATTAATTAAAGATAACAAACTAACAATTAAAAAATTCTCAGACCTATGAAACTAACATTAGAAAATTTAGAAGCATCTACCCAAAATTGGCTAAAAGAAAATCCAGTTTTGCTTACTTATCTCCGAAAGGAATATTTTAAGACAAAGCGCGACATGGAAAATCTTCATCAGTTTCATAGTCCCTATATTGTGCCAAAGGGTTTGACGGCTTTGCAAGTCCGCCGCCGAATTAATTCTTTTGCGAAAAATGGCAACAAGAATACAAATCCTTTTGCTAATACTCATAGGGTTAATATCTTTGTAGATGATAAATTTTTGAGTGGTACAACCTATGGAAGGCCAATAACCAATCATAGACAGTTTGTGAGATTTTTAAAAGACCTCCTATCTAGTATGAAGGCTCCAAAACGTCCGTTGCCCAAGGGACTTTAATATGATTAAAAAACCAGCATATGCAATCCATCATCCCGCGACCTATATATTCACAGAAGAAGAACTAACTGAATATGTTAATGCTATAGAGTATCTTATCAGTCGAGGTAAGAAATTTCGCGTTGATTTTGGGTGGGCAAATCCAGTGGAAATGGCCGAAAGAATAGGCTTTAAAAGTAAAACATGCAAACCAAATTTCAACTAGGAGATGTCACTAAAGATATTTGGGCTGGAGACCTTGTATCAACATGCGAATTTGTAGCTGATATTGGTGAAGGCAGGATGATTTTTTATGATACTACTTTTGAATGTTTTAGGCGTGTATTTTGGGAAAATAAACAAGGAAATTGGTGTCTTAATGGCTGGAAATGCGCTAGTACTATTTCGGAATTACTTAAATAAACTATGAAAATTACTCTAGAATTTGATAAGTTATATTTGAATTGCATAAAGGAAAACATCCTTCCTCGCTATCATGGAAATGGTTTCGTTCAATTGGATTTTGAACCTAACACACGATTGAATGTATGGCCGGAACAGCGTCTCCAATGTCAGAAGGTCAATACCCAAATTCACAACCATCGATTTTCTTTCAGAAGTAGGGTCATCGCCGGAAATGGCAAATTAGTTAATAAAATATATGCTCCATTCTTCACAGATAAGGGCGATATGGATTTGTATAACCCGCAACATACAGTTGGTAGGAACACTGTTTTAGTTAAAAAAGACAATTCGCGCTGCTTTATGGTTCTACAGTCAGAAAACAGAATTTGGAATGAATACTTTTTTGAGGCTGGAGCCTATCACGAATCATTGTCCGAAGGATTAGTAATGACGTTAATGACTAAGGTTGAGGTTACTAATAAGGAAGTATACATAGCGTGTCCATATGACAAACAACCAGATAATGAGTTTGACCGACATAATTCAGTTAGTGTGGGTGAATGTTGGGATATTATTAAAGAAGGTTTTAAAAAAATAAACCCCTATTGGTTAAATCCTTACGCCACTTATAGGAGCGCATTATGAAATCTAGTCTTTTGAATCGTTTATGGGCATTTATTAAGCCAGATAATATGACCGAACATGTAAGGGGGGTCTATGGTGGAAGTTTTGGTTATACCGAAGTCCCTGATGATGAATATGGATGTCCTGATGTTTTAGAATTCGAACTTAACGTTGATAAGGCAATCATTCTTGATATAAAAGAAGAAACAGATAAAAAAATCAAAAAATCCGAGGAATTCAAGGCTCGTAAAATAGCAGAATACGCGGCATTGAGAAATACCCGAACCCAAACCCCACTAAATTATGTCAAAAGGTTCTAAAAGACGCCAAGAAAGTTTTAAAACTGTCCAAGATAATTGGGACGAAATTAATTGGGATAAAAATGTTACCTTTCCTGTACCCAAAAACAAGTTCGGTATTTTTGCCCATCATACCCAATCTGGTGAACCCCTGAGTGATAAAGAACTTACAGCTATTATCAATGGGCCTATCGCAGCAATGCAAGGTAAATTACAAGAGGAATTATCAAAAGTAGAAATAATAACTACTCCTTCCGATAAAATGATAAAACAGTGAAAATCCGCCGCCAAAGCCCAAGAAAATCCCACTATGGATGTTATTAAGAAAATGAATCCAATGACATAAAAACCTTGACAAAATAAGAAATACAAAATAATATATAAATATGCCAATCCAAGCCTCCATCATCGCTGATAGTTTCAACCCAGTAGGAAATCGCCTAACGACTTTCGTTCTTGAATTTCCTAGAATTATATTAAGTGAGCTTAATACTCACAGGTCACTCTCAAAAAATAGTGCCTCTAGTCGCGCTATTCCATTTGAGAAAATGTTAGAGAGAGCTAAAACTGACCCATTTATCCCAACTAAGTTTCAAAAAGACCATTCGGGGATGCAGGGCACTGAATATTATGAGGCTAATGAAGATAAGTTATGTATTCAAGACTGGCTTAATGCACGAGATAAAGCGGTAGATGCTGCTCTAGATTTTAGATTTCCAGTCACCAAACAACTTCGAAATAGGTTGCTAGAACCATTTATGTGGCACAAGGTCATCCTTTCGGCTACTGAATTTGAAAATTTCTTTGCTCTACGCGCCCATAAGGACGCTGAAATTCATATTGCAGAATTGGCTTATAAGATGTTAGAAGCTTATAATGCTTCAGAACCCAAATATCTGAATGAAGGGGATTGGCATATTCCATTTGGAGATAAAATTAATGAAGATAGACTTTTTAATAAATATCTTAATGATGCAGCTACTTATCCTCAGTTGCATATGATTTCCGTAGATGATGCAAAAAAGAAAATTGCTATCGCCCGTTGCGCCCGCGTCAGTTACAATAATTTTGAAGGCAAAGACGACTACGAAGCTGACATAAAACTTTGTGATAGATTATTTGGTGGAAATCCCAAACACCTTTCCCCAACTGAACACGTTGCCCAAGCGCAGAATAATTCAGACTGGAGTGGTAATTATAGAGGGTTCAAACAATATAGAAAAATGTTTGATAATGAAAATCTTTCTGACCCGCGAGTAATACAAAAATTTAAACCAAATGTCACTTCCTAACCTAGAACAATTAGAGGCTAAACAAAACGATATCAATGTCGAACGTGACAATTTCATTGATTCGTTGTTGCCACTAGAAAGAAAAAAATTCGAAGCCGCCATGAAAGCCACAACCGCGCTTTTAAAAGCGGGAGTTCCTTTCTATCTTTTTGCCCAACTTCCCAGTATGGACGATAGAACCAAACAAACTGTATATCAGTGGAATAGCACAGTGGCATTAACGGAGATAGACCCCTCCTCTGGAAAACCAACGCAGGAATCAATGAAGGCTAACAGTTTATTCCATAAATTGCTTTTTAGTTGCTTTTTCTTCTTATTTAATGGAATGTGGGGAGGCAAGACTTTTGAAGAAATGCTTTATAATATACCTTCCTATTTTCATTATTGTTTAGTTGAATCTAAAGCGTATGCTAATGGAGAGGAATTAGAAAGTGACGAAATCCAAGATTAAATACCCCGCATTAAAACATTGATTAAATTAGGAGATTATTACGCCTTTAACGATAAAGTATCGATGGAACTGGTCTCTGTAGAGTTTATGGCAAAAATTGATGAAAATTGGGGCGCGGAAGAAATAACTTGACTTTGTTGGTAATATCAGCTAATATTTTAATATGAATGTATCACATATCCAAAACCGTAAAATTAGTCGCTGTCGCCGTCTTGCCAAGCGAATCAAAGACTTGGCACCTGAAATCGAACGAAAGACCCAACGTTTGCAGGGTTTGACATTTGAATTGGGGAAATTAAAGATTAAGGTCTAATATGGTTTCACTAAATAAATTATGGAGTAGTATTTCATTCCTATGGGATGAACCTTTTAGTTATGTTGCACGCGTTGAAGACGCACTTCCCCCACCGCCTCCAATTCCCAAAATTGGATGTATCGCTAGGGAAATTTTAAATGATTTATCTCTTGAAAATCATGACAAATGGTCTTTCTCTGGCAGTCATAACGGGATAGCAAAAATGAACGGCAAAGAATATCATTTAATTTGGGGCTTTTACGAAATAGGAAAAAAGTATTTTTCACATTTTTCACATGTAAAAATAAGTGAAATTGAAATAAATCCTTTGAGTATCACCGAACAAAAAATGATTTGTCATGCCCTGTCCGATATAGATTTTAAACAAAGACAAAAATCAATTTTGGAAGAGGAAAAAAGAGACAAAGAAATTTTAAATAAACTATTTCCTGCTTGCATTCCCGCGACGGATGGTATACATTATCAGTCATGAAAGTTACATTAACATTTGAGAAGAAAGATTTCGCTACTCTCCGCGAGTTCGGAAAGGCTCTAGAGCGTCAGGTAGGAAAGTCATATGCTGGAACGGATTCGTTCTGCCTATATTTTGACTATCCAAAGGAATTAGCTGCCCTATTACGACCAAGTCAAGGAGCTTCTGATAAAGCCAAAGAAATGTTTGCCAAGCTTGAGGTCGGCCCCGTGACTTTTGAACTAGACTCGTCGAAGGAAGAAAATAAGCTGTGAAGATAAAGAAACTTAAACTTGTAATTGGTAAAGAACGCCCATCTGGACACATTGTCCCTATTAAAGAGATAAAAAAAAATAGCAGATAAAATGTGGAAATCGTGGGAAAATGAATGTGTCCAGAAAATCCGTTAAATTAAATGAAAAAAACCTTAATAATTTTCCTTCACGGTATGGGTGATTGTGTCATGCTTACGGGTGTTTTAAAAAAATATCGCGAAATGCATCCCAATGACATAATTGACCTTCTCGTATTGGATGATTGTCGCTGGATTTTTAAAGAAAACCCCAATATTAATGAAGTGTATTCGTTTTTTGGAAAAAATCCAAAATATTGGAATCCTTTTGTTTATTATCTCGGTTTTGGATTTTTAAAGATGATATTTTTGGCAGAAAAATGGAAGCAGGTTGGATATGACGAAGTAATCCTTTCTGAGATTCAAACCATGCCAGAAATATTTTATAACCTAACCAATTCCTATAACGCCCAACATAAGATTGAAAGAATTTGCGATGATTTAGGGGTTCCAAGAAATAAATATCCTTGCGATTTATATACTTCTTTAGAAGATAAAGTTCAGGCTTTAAAAATAAAAAATCATTTGCGTGGCTCCTTTGCAGTTATTCATCCATTTTCTAAAGGTAAAAAAAGAAAAATGGGTCAAAATATTATTAACGACGTAATTAGTAACTTGTGGTTGAAAGACAAAATTTATCCTATTGTTGTCGGCTCAAAAGAAGAAGAGAAGTCTCACGCCCCAATATTCTCAACTAGATATTATTTCGGATTACCACTTGGCGTTATTATTGAGTTACTAAAATTAACAGACAGATTTATTGGGACAGACTCTTTAATAGCTCACCTAGCTGGATTTGCTAATGTTAAGGATATTACTATTTATTCACCTCATACAACGGCGTATCGTTATGCGCCAATAGCAAATGACTCTAAAATTACTTTTAAGAAATTATGATATTTTTATACCTTTACTTTGCTGGATGTTTTTTATTTTGTACCTTCTTTATTTGGCTTCAAAGCATATTAGATAAAGCAGATAGACAACGGTCTCCACTTGCGATTTTATCATTAATAATAATGTCATTAGGCTGGCCGTTATATTGTGTCGTATGTTTAGTTATTCTCATTTTAATGATTATCTGTATAACATTAGTTAATTTTTCCCCAAATAATTTTAAACAACAAATCAAATCAAAAGAAAATATAAAAAAAAATACCAATAATATTGTTAGCAACTTTTTTGATTGTATTATTTTTGCCATTATTTCTGTTAGTGGCGTTGTTGGGGTGTCTATGGGAAGTAAAACACTTCCGTAGATTGAAAATTTTCGGAGCATCCCGTTTAAAGCGGGGAGAAGCAAGTTAATCGGAGAAGTCTGTTACTACGATAGCGGGACACCGCAAGACGACAGCAGACACAAAAGGCAACGACTTTTAGCCAAGGTTGCGCCAAATGTAGGCGCGTAAGTCCAAAAGCGTGTTGACTCTCCTGCTCCACCATTTCGAGCGATTGGCAGAAACACAACTGCACAGTAATCTAGATTTAAGATTATAATAATAAAAGCAATAACAGCGCATGGATGCATACATGGCCGATAACTACCTGAAGATGGAAGCCCTTCCGTAACTCATTATAAATTTATGCCTATTAAAATTATAAACAAAGAACCAGACAAAAAATTAGTCAAACAGTGTACTTGTCGTAATTGTGGCGCACTGCTTGAATACATGCCCGTGGATACTTTCACAAAAATACACACGGACTACACTGGTGATACCGATACTTATACTTATATAACCTGTCCTAATTGCAATTATCAGATTATCGTAGGATGATTGTTGTTGACAAAGACGGAAAGATAGATTAATATACTTTTATGGCAAAAATAGAAATAGAAATCCCAGACCCAGAGAAGGCTCATAAGGAAGTGTATATAGCACTTGATTTTGATGGAGTAATTGCTCATTACGATAGTTGGGAAGCTCAGGGTAATAAGGTAGGTAAACCTGTTAAATATATGGTTAGTAAAGTCAAAGAGTGGCTTAAAAAGGGTTATAAAGTTTCTATTTTTACAGCGCGACTTTCTCATTCACAAACTACATCAGAAGTAGAAATTCAAAAAATCCAAAATTTTCTCAAAGAGAACGGGTTGCCGGAAACATTGCAGATTACTTGTTTGAAGATGTATTATTTTACTCATTTTGTTGATGACCGTGCTTATCATGTTATTCCAAATACGGGTGTTATAGAAGGCAATCCAGAACTATGAAACCCTCCCAAATAAAAGTTGGCCGTAAATACATCAATACCAAATATCCAAAAACTATCTATTTAATTAGAAAAAGCAGAAGTATTAATTTAATATGCAATCAAACCCCCCAATCCAATCCTCTAAAACCGAATTCACTATTAAAGATTCAGGCGTAAGAACTGAATATAAAAGCGGCATGGTTAGAGACGTAACTACCGACAAAATCGATTATTCTCTGGCTCTTGATGGCCCGATGTTCAAAAGATTTGCCAAACATCTTACTTTAGGGGCTAAGAAATATAAAAAGCGCAATTGGATGCTGGCGAATGGAGAAGAAGAACTTGAACGTTTCCGCGAATCCGCGCTTAGACATTTTCTACAATGGTTTTCGGGCGATGTAGACGAAGACCATGCTTCGGCAACTTATTTTAATATTAATGCCGCTGAATACGTAAAAGAAAAAATTAAAGAAAAATCGACCAATAATCCTTGACAATTTAAGAAATATAATCCACAATAATACTATGAATAAATTCTATAACATTCGAAACTCGGCTGGCCAATTCACGCGTAAAGTAAATCGCGCAAATGATGGGAAGTTTGCTTCGCCTAATAAGATAGTGGCTGGCCGACTCTATTCTTGGAAAAACCAAGTAGTTCGAGCCTTAAAGAAGGACGATAAGGGTGCCAGACTTGTTAGTTTGCATCATACTTTGTTCGGTTTTGTTAAAGACTCCGAACTCAAAAAGATTGACAAGCATAAGGTAAATAAATATCTAGTTGAATCTTATTGCGTGTAATCAATATTGAAGCAATCATGGATGGCAAAGTCCCCTACTTTTAGGGAATGTAAAATAATAAATCCTATATTGCTTCTTTTTCTTTTAATATGATACCTATTCCATCTTGGGACGAGCTTTTTATGAGGCACGTCTATTTAATTGGCTCCAAAAGCAAAGATATTTCTACCCAAATAGGAGCTATTCTTGTTCAAGACGGTGGTGTAGTTTCAGAGGGTTACAATGGAATCTGTCGTAAAGTTAACGATAAAGCTACAGAAAGAAATAAACGACCTGAAAAATATTATTGGTTTGAGCACGGCGAACGCAATGCAGTATACAACGCTGCCCGTAATGGAATTAAGACTTTTGGTTCTATAATGTATACCAACTCTACTCCATGTACGGACTGCGCTCGTGCAATTATTCAAGCCGGAATTACAGAAATTGTTTTACACAAACAATGGGAAAACTTGTGGGATAAAATTAAGGGTGAAAAGTGGAATGGTCATGATGACCGCAGTATGATTATGTTTAATGAAGCAGGGGTTGCGGCTAGGTGGTTTGATAAGGAATTGGGTATTAAGTGTATGATTTCAGAAAAGGAATGTGAAGTTTAATATGAGTAAACCATACATACATGCAGTATCTTCCGCCAAACGTTTTGGCGGTGTTCCTGAAGACTACATTGAAATTCATAATCTTATGGATAGTTCAAAAGGAGCTATTTGTGACAATCGTCACCGTGCTTTGACTCATAATTCTTGGTTTTTGAGTTTCATACTTGAAAAAATTTTTGGAGTTACAATTACTAATTCGGAAAATAAAAAAATATCTGTTCGTGATATTGGTGAACAGCATGTAGCAGAAGATTTTCGAGGAAAATTTATTCCTACCGCCCAAGATTATTTGCAAGAAATGGAAATGAAAGACTGGATGAATAATGGACGTGGTGTCCCTCCCAGTTTCCAGAAAATTGAAGACAAATTAAAATCAAAATTACCAATTGAAATACCCAACCTAATAAACCAAACACGTTATGACTAAAGAAATTAAACAATTCGTTAAAGAAAATTATCCTGATTCGGCATTTTATGCAATTGTCAGATTTAATTCTGAATACAATGATTGCACATATGATAATAGCGTCCAAAGTCTAATGGTTTTTGACCGAAATAAGGAAGAACTTCTGCCTAAGAAGGCTTGTACTGAAAAAATCATGGAAATTCTTTCAAATGTCGAATGCTCAGAAACTAATGAGGAGAAAGATGATTTAGCTATTATTTTATAATTTTATGAACAAATCCATACAAGATAAACTCGAAAACCTAAAAGAAAGAGTTTCCTCACTACAAGAGGAAATTAAATCTGAATCCCAAAAACTATTTAATGAATCAATGAAAGAGTTTTTTGAACTTTTTCCTTCGGTCAAGAGTATTTCGTGGAATCAATATACGCCATATTTTAATGATGGTGATGAATGTCGTTTTTCAGTTAATAATGACGTTAAAATTAATGATTATGATGATTATGACAAACAAGATGAAGTTCCTAAAAATGCCTTTGAACTAGCATCTGACATCGTTGGAGCCATAGAAGATAATACGATGTTGGCTATGTTTGGAGACCATGTTAAAGTAACAGTTACACCGAATGGTGTTAGTACAGAAGAGTATAATCACGATTAATATGAAAATTCAACATATTTATACAGTAACCCGCACATTCGAAATTCCCGACGAGGAACTAAAAAATGAAACACAAGGGTTCTTAGGTGTAAAAGATGAAGTTAGTGAGTATCTTTATTAAGGTTATGCTGACAAAGAAACCATTGATGTTTATATGCAAGTTTTTAAAAATGGAAAATGGGAACCAATTAAGACAAAATAATATGAATTTCGCTCAAAAAGTCAAACGCGCATACAAAAATTGTCCCTCATTAACCGTTCGCCAAAAGGCTTTTAAAGCGTGGTGCTATGTTGCGAAAAATAATCCCGACAAATATACGGTATCTTATAAAGACGGAAAATTTCTAGCAACAAACAAGGTGGGTAGTTCGTGGGCTTATATGCAGTTAGACGAATTTGCAGGAAGCAGACGAGTCATTGGAGATTGGATTAATTAAAATATGAAGGTATATCTAAAAAATAAATGCGACAGGACTAGTTTCAAGATTGAACCACCAAAACAAGCAACTGAACATAGCGCGGGTTATGATGTGACCGCGCTTTCTGAACCAATAATCGTCGGCGACATAGTTAATTTTCCATTGGATAATTTTACGTTATATCGTCGAATTGACTATATTCAATATCATACTGGAATTTATATTTCTCCCGAAAGTCCCAATGAACATATTGAGATTCTTCCTCGTTCCAGTGTTTCAAATAAGAATCTGATATTAGCTAACGGAATTGGATTAATAGATGCTGATTTTACGCAAGAAATATTACTTCGTTTTCGCTACATACCAGCCGCAGAGGATTTGTTTGTTTTGCCAGAAGCCGGTATCACAAGAATTTATTATAAAATAAATTATGAAAAAATTTATTCTAAAAACGACCGTATTGGACAATTAGTAGCCAGAACAACAATCCCCATTAAATTTGAGTTGGTTGACTTTTTGTCTCAAACAGCGCGAGTGGGTGGTTTTGGGTCAAGTGGGAAATAGTCCATTCGTATTTTAATTTCACATCTATAGGTTTTTGTGTGGGAAAACGACTGGAACAAATTTAAATCATTAACTAAAAATAAAATACTTGACTTTATCAGAAAACCAATATAAACTATTATTTATTAATGATTTGAATATGAATAAAATTTATCCCACGTTATACAGCCGAGATTTTAACAGAATTAATTAATAATTATGAAACCCGACAAAATTATCCACAACTTAGAAAAAATCATTGAAAAACTCGAAAATATATCACACCTGTTTTCCACAGGCGACTTACAAGATAATTTTGATTCTAATAAAAAGGATGTTATAGAGTTATTGCAGGATATGATTGAGACGTGCGAATACGAAGAATTGTTGGAGAATGACGGACACGACGAATGAAAACTGCCGGACTAATCCTAGAGTCGGTCACGGAAAGGAACATCATCCGTGGCTAAGTCGCGATTGGCTAGATATAGACTGTCAGGCGGTCGGTTGTAAATTCAATATAAGACTAAAATGTATGACTCCAAGTATCTGTAAAATTTCACCAGAGGGCCGATGCGAGGGATTTATGCCGAAACCACTGGCTGCAAAGATTAATGGAGATTAATATGGACATAGCAGATTTCACATTTACAACCAGACAGCTAGACGGCTTTCATTTTGAAACTATGTTAACCCATAAAGATGGAAATAAATTCGGGTGCATTTACCAGTCTCAAAGGGTAATACCCAACGAACATATCTTTTCTCATTTGCAACAAAAACCACAAGAATTTTTTATAGAAGTCGAATCAACTTATGTCCCTGAACCACAACTCATTACTACTGTCTAAGGTCTTGATAATTCTTCGCGATAAAAAAGCAGGGAAAAAAGTTATTAAGGAATTTACTGATTTTATTGCTAAGTACGAAAGTCTTAAGAAGGAATTTTACTTGACATTTCCCGAGAATAGTGGCAAGATAGAAGAATAATATGAGTACTGACGATATTGAAAATCTGTTTATGGATGTCTTAACCGAACTAAGAACCGCTGGCAAAGACTCCGAAATTCAAACATTAGGGCTTCTTAAAATCAAAGAATTTGTAGGAAATTACGTGGAAAGTGGTGAAACTAACGCGGCTAAAATCTCAACCTCTATCTTAGAGGATTTGGAAAATGGGATTCTAGAATGAGGGTTTTTCTCAAAAAAGACGTGACGGTTGGAGACATTCATATCCCAAAAAATACTGAGGGATATTTATGGTGCTGTCTATTACACAATAAGTCTTTTCTAATTTCTTTTAGTGGTGTTGTTAACGAAGTTCCTGAATCTTCAGTGGAATTTCACACTAGGAGCAGAACTAATTAATTCAATAATTTAGCTTGACAATAAACAGAATTTAAACTTCTTTTTAAATCTTGAGCGCATTTTTTGGCTCTAAATTTTGAATAATTTTCTTTAAGATAAGCTATTTCTTTGGGTGTCCATTTTTTAGTCATAAAAGCCTTTCGTGCTGCGTAGTTCAAATAAATCGAAGTGCGTTTCCAAAACGCTCACGAAAAGCCAAAATTCTGTTGGTTGGTTTTATTATCACTACGCAATATATTATACAGATTTTTGTTGACTTTGTGAGAAAAATATTTTAAACTAAAGATAGTTAAATGAAAATAATTAATACACCAAAAGAATTTAAAGATTTTTACTATTACAAAAGTCCGCCTAATAAAGAGCCATGTCCCGCACTTAAAGAATATCCAGTGAAGTATCCTTGTATTGTTGAGCAAATACATCAAGATGGCGGTTTGGGTGGTTGTTACGTTCAACATAAAATAACTTATTTCCCCAAAGGTCTTAGTAGGGAAGGACAAGATATTTTCTTTGAAGGATTTAAGGAAGGAGCCAGTTATTTAGGAAGATAATATGAACCGCGAAATATCATTCAAGGCTTGGGATTACCATTTGAGTAAGTTTGTAGATTTTAACTTAATTGGAAGGGTTGATTTCAATGACCCGACCTATGAGTTTTTGCAATATACTGGTTTAAAAGACAAGAATGGGGAAAAAATTTATTCCGGCGACCTGATTAATTTCACCCTGCAAGGATACGCGCATGGTCCCGAATCAGAGGATATTAAAAAGGCTGAAGTATTTTGGGATGATAAGAACGCGTGTTTTTCTTTCGGACGATACATGACTAATGAATACATGGAATATTCTTTTTGTTTGGGTGATAGGATAGACCGAAATAGTTTAGAAGTAGTAGGAAATATTTTTAATAATTTAAATAGAGGCTAATCTCCATCCCTTGTGCGATTTTATCTTTTTATTTATTAAATTATTAGCATTACTTTTACTTATTTTATATCTTTTTTTAAATTCATCTCTAGTTCCTTCAAACATCTCTTGGCTGATTGAGTTGGTTAGTTTTATTTTGGTTAGAGACTTTATCCCTAACTGATTTTCTAAGACGTATTTATTGAAACGATTTTTGAATAAAATCCACCCTTTATGAGAAAGTCTTTTTCCTTGTATTAATCCTGATAGATGGGAGGCGTTAAGAGAATATTTTTTTCGGCATTCCCATTGTGTTCCTTCAAAGATTTCTTGAGTAAATTTATTAAATAATTTAATTTTATTTAAATTTCTGGGAACGTTTGCAAAAAATGAAAGTTGTAGTTTCCTTGCTGGTGTCATAGTAGCCTTAGTCAAATTTGAAGCCCTTAATTTCACTTCTGGTTTATTCATGGCTTGAGTAATTTTTAAAGTTTGAGTTTCTCTATATTGTTGGTTTAACCATCTTTCTTTTCCTTTTTGGGATAGTATACTTCTTGTAGAATTACTGACATCAGAACCCGTGGCGTTAAAATTTAGATTATATGACGCTTCTTTTTTGGCTAGTAATAGATACTCGTCTTCTACTTTTAAAAGGGTTTCTGGAGGTACTTCTTTTTCGATAATAAAATCAAAGTTTTGCTGGCCATATTTATTCCAAGATAACTGTAGGTGATAATTATGATGTTTGTTTCGATTAAGCCATGATTTATGCATGGACCACCTTCTATAAATATTAATACTACTACCCACATAATATTTCCCATTAACTTTATTTATTATTTTATAAATACCGCTAATCTTTTTCGGCGAAGTAGCGTTTAAGTCGTTTGACATTAAGTTGTTCCCTATTTTTTGAATAGTAGCGTCTTTGACAGGCTCTGTGTTGTTCAAGGAGTTCTTCTCTGGTTCGGTTAAGTTTTTTTCTTCCCATATCATATTATAGGGAATTACACCTGAATAATCCATCAGGGAATAAATAATCATGGAAATCTCTTGACAATTCTTTAGGAAAGTGTCAATATGATAATATGAATATATCTGATGAAATTCCCACTGATTTTGATTCGGCTGTGAAAATGCTTGTTGCCGACGTTTCCCCCGAAGAGAAAGAATTTATTCAAAAAAACGAACCGGCCATGGTCCATCATTCGACGGGTCGACAACTAAGAAATGGCTGGAAATTGTGGAATCAAAAAACTTCTTTAATGCAAGATGTTCTAAAAAAGTTTGGTGTTTGCCATGCTGATGATGCCTCGGGTTTATTACTGACAGCCTTGTTTTCGACGATTAAAGGTGAAGATGTGGAAAAAACGTTACGGGAAGAAGTTGACAGTTATTTAGTTCATTGGCGTAAATTGGGTATTAATCCCGCGACTGGCAAAGAAATCAAAAGTACCAAATCAGAATCCTCCACTATTATTAGTTTTGAGAAGGACGGTTCTTTTACGTTGAAATAAAAATGAAATCCCAAAAACATAAATGTCAGCTTAGGGGTTGTAAAAGGCCAGCCGTTATCGAAATGTCAGGATGGGCCTTGAAATCAGCAGGTTGGTGGAAGATGTGTTTGGAGCATTCAAGGGGAGTCTTTGCCGCTCAACGCCCTTTAAAATAATTTAAAATACCCCTTGACTTTTACTGAAAGTTTTGCAATAATAAATTCATAGTTAACAATAAAAAACAAACAAAATATATGACAAATAGTCCAAGTTACATTATTACTGATTCATCCATCGCCATCGTTGTCAACGGCACGCCATACAACGTCAACCATTCCAACCCGAAGTATGAGGAATTGAAAAACCTCATTGCCAGCCAGAATTTTTCTCGTCTAGAAGATATTCTTAACCCAAACGCCAATATCGCGGTTACGGCTTCATTTACTCGTGGTAACTTGGTCGTCAAGGGTGGCGAAGTTTTCTATAAGGGTCAGGCTGTCCACAATTATGTGGTCACTAAAATTAAGGAATTCATGAAGAGTGGTTTGCCATTCCAGCCGTTACTTAATTTCCTTGAGAATCTATTGCAGAATCCTTCTTTCCGTGCTGTTGAGGAACTTTATGGATTCTTGGAATACGCGAAGTTGCCAATTACCGAAGATGGTCATTTTTTGGCTTATCGCAAAGTGACTGAAGATTATAAGGACTTTTATACCAAGACCTTTGATAATTCTGTTGGAAAAACAGTTGAAGTTCCGCGCAATCATGTGGATGAAAACTCCAATAAAACTTGTTCAAATGGTTTGCATTTCTGTTCGCAAGCTTATCTATCTCAGTATCATGGTGGTAAGGGTCGAGTAGTAATCGTCAAGATTAACCCTGCTGATGTAGTTTGTATTCCAACAGATTACAATAATACCAAGGGTCGTTGCTGTAAGTATTTGGTATTTGGCGACTGTTCTGGTTATGAGGCTGGCGAAAAATTCGGCGCATTGTATCAAACTGAACCTACTGTAGCTTTCAATGATGGAAGCGATTACGACAGCGATGGTGCAAATTCTCGCGCACTTGGCTACAAAGAAGGTGTTTATGACGCCAAGGATGGAGTCGTTCGTGATGCTAGCCAGGCATTGGCTGATATCCAAGACGGTAATATTAATGACTTCTCATTTGCAGAGGGTTATAACGAGGGTTATAGTTCTGTATACGCCGAAGTCAAACAAGCCAAGGCACCCGTCGCCAAGGTTGTAAAAAAGACCACAATTAGTCCCGCCACCCGTGCCAAGTTGCGTAAGGCGGCAAAGCGGCAAAAGCGCGATGGTAATGGAAAGTTTATTTAACAAAACGCCTTTCTCCACCTAAGCAAGAAAGACCAATTAGAAGAAATTCTGGTTGGTCTTTTTTATTGACAAGAATAAATTTTTATGTTAGATTAGAAATATGAGTTTTTATAAAACTAAATTAACAATTGAAGTCGAATGTGAAACCCAATTTGGGCCACACGATGCGATGGATATGGTGGGACACCTTTTGAATGTTCCGGCAATAACCATGATTCGGATAAACAAGGCTAAATCTGACTACAAACGGCAAACTAAGGAAGATACTCAGGCTAATGCAATGGAACGACTTCCGCTTAGAATGAAGTAAATGAAAACTACTGATTTTACAATAACCTTGACTGATATAGAAGATATTCTTGCTTCTGAAATCAAACGCTTCAATCCTAAGTTAAAATTATGCGGCAAATGTGATTATTATGATAGTCAATATCACGCCGGATTGAAATGTACAAAATGCAGTGGAGAATTTGTGAATGTTTCTTCTTGGACTATATACAATTTATTCAAACGAGTAAAAAAACACTTTAAAAACAACCACGACCGAGGACAAGAAGCCACATGGTTTATAGGATATTTTGCTTATTTTCTAGAAGAAAAGGGGGCGAATTATGGTAAAGCCTATTCTTGGGCGTTTGATAATTATAAAACCATTAAACCTTTATTTATCCAAGGAATGAAAAAATATGATTAATTATGTAAAATGCCCCATTTGTGGTGATATAGATATGAGTCAAACTCCTGATGGCGAAGATGGATTCATTATTAAATGTACAAATTTGTGTTGTGCCTCTAACGGCGGTGATAATTACAGTGAAATTGAAAAGCGCATTGAACGAGAATCACATGGTAGGATAAAAAAAGGTTTGGAAAAACTTAAGCAAATTAAAAAAATACTAGAAATGTCTTAATTTTAAATGAAAGCCTATAAACTCTTCCGCCTGAAAGCCAATGGCGAAATTACATCATTATTTATTAACAAATCCAAACCTCTGGAAATAGGAAAATGGCTAAAGGCAGAACTCTTTCCCACTGATGGCTTTAAAGTAAGACACGGCTGGCATTGTGTCCCTCAACCTCACGCGCCACATTTAACTAATAAAGGACGTGTCTGGGCGGAAATCGAAATTAAAGATGTCACCACACTCAAGAAACCCAAGAATCAAGGCGGTTTGTGGTATCTGGCTAAGATGATTAAAGTAAACCAGTTGTTACATGAGTATGTGGGGTCGATTCCTTAATCTTTATGATGTTTAAAGAATGGATTGAATCTCCAATAAATTACTATCATGATAATCGTGATATGTGTTCCTGCGGCGATTTAAGATGTCATCAACTTATCCATTGTCATAAATGTGGAACGGAATTCAAACTTTTTAAATCTATTTCTATTGCTGGTATAATCAAACGTAAACTTAATTATTTTAATGCTTTAACTACAATTCGTTATTACGCTGCTATTTATGAAAGACAATTAAAGGATTTAAAAATCAAACCAGATTGGGGTAATTATTTTAAAAAAGAACTTGACTGTCAATGAACCTTCTGCTAAAGTAGGGATGTAATTAAATAAAATATAAAACCTATTATGATAATTGAACAAAACGTAAACACAGTCCAAACACACGGTATTAAATTGAGCAAAGAAATGGGAATCCATAAGGAGGGTATGGGTTTCATTCAAAACATTCTTCGCTCCCAAATCTACTCAGATAAAATCATGGCAGTCATCCGTGAAATTGCGGTAAATGCGATTGACTCTCATGTTGAGGCTGGATGCCCTGACCGTCCCATTGAAGTAACACTTCCCACACGTAATGAAACAACCTTGCGAATTCGCGATTTCGGCACTGGTATGTCCGAAGATTCAATTGTCAATCTGTATGCTTATTATGGCTCTAGTTCAAAGCGCGGGACTAATCTTCAGGCTGGTTTTATGGGAATTGGAAAAGTCGCTCCCTTGGCTTATGGCGATTCATTTATTCTAACTTCCTATTACGGTGGAGTTAAGAACACCTACAACATTTATGTGGATAGCGAAAATCTTAGCCAGATTGCAAAGTTGGCAAGCGAACCCACTTTGGAAAGCGATGGAGTAGAAGTTTGCGTTGCCGTTAAGGATTATGACGTGTTGGCTTTTATTCAAAAGGCTCAGACTCTTTTTCAACATTTCAAGGTTCGTCCTATTATATATGGAAGTGATTTGGTCTATGAACCGCGAACGGCGATTGTAGAAGGGAAAGATTGGGCTATCTATGGCGGGACGACCACTGCACTAGCTATCATGGGTAATATTGCCTATCCCATTCATAATCAATTTGGACAGAACGAAGCTATTTCAGCCGCGCTTTCCTGTGGGTTGGAAGTCCAATTTGGTATTGGGGATATTTCTGTTTCAGCTTCCCGTGAATCTTTGGAGTACAACACCAAAACCAAAGACGCTATCAAGGCTAAGTTGGAGGAAATTATTAAGGAAGTTGCCACGACTCTTAATATCCGTTTTCAATCTTGCGCCACTATGTTTGATGCCTGTAAATATTATGGTACCATCATGGATTATGGGAGTAATCTTTACGCTCTTCGCGGGATGATTAAATCCAGTCTAACCTTCAATGGTAAGGCTGTCTTGAATTCTGATATCCGTTTTGAGAATCAAAACATTAATACATTCCTACTGCGTAAGTACGAAAGTAGTTATAAGGGTAGTAAGATTAAAGTCTGCGATTATAATACTATTTCCTGTAGCGATAAGACGGTTCTTATCTACAATGACCTGAAAATTGCCAACGGTATCAGTAACCGTATCTATAACCTAGTTTTTAACAGCGGTGGTAAGGATGTCTATATCCTTCATTATAACACTGAAAAGGATAAGCAGGATTTCTTGACTGAGACGGGATTAGTGGATAGTAACTTTATCCTCCTAAGTTCACTGCCAAAAATCGTTCTATCTACTGTAAGCGGTGGGCCAGTTAAGAATTTAAAGCATGCAAGTAAAGAGTTTATCTATAACCATGTTTATGCTGCTGGTCATACTAGTACTGGCCATAGCAACTCTAGTTACTGGGAGAAGGAAACTGTTGATATCGCCAATGATTCGGGAGTATATGTTATTTTAGAAGGGTTTAAGTATGAAGATAAAGCTAGGATGTTAGTTCATTCCAGTAAACTCAATAAAATTATTGAAGACCTTAAGGTATTTGGGATTACTATTCCTAAACTTTATGGATTCAAGATTGCTAAACGGGATATTGTCCTTAAGAATTCAGGTATGATTTCTTTATGGAACTTTATCGAACAGGAGTTAACTAAATATTTTGACGCTAATAAGATTTCTCAGAAACTTATTAATAGATTGGCTTATGAGTCTAATTCATCTTATAGCTGGTTGCCCTACATTGGGTCGATTGCTAAGAAAGTTAGCAACACAACTGTATTGGCTAAGGCTAATGAAGTATTCGAGTATATGAAATATTCAAACGACAAAAAGGTTCTAGACACTGCCATTGCTTGGAAGGAATATTATTCCATGGCTGGCAAAGCTGAACACGATTTGAAGACGGTGGCTTCGGAAGTCATCACAAATTATCCATTGTTTGAGAATTTATATTGGCAAAATAACGAGAAGTTCTTGGAAGGCGTTACCCAATATGTGAATCTTGTCGGTAGTTAAAATAGGTCTGCCGATTCGAGAAAGGGCGGCGGGAAGCACGAGATTCTCGTCGCTCTTTTTTAATTGACAATAATTTAATAATGTGTTAGTATTGAAATATGAAAGAAAAAACAACAGACAAAATGAACTTCGAGGAATTTAATCAATGGGCCAATGAGCATGTTGTTGCCGCCTTCTTAGACCATGGTCTTAGGGGAATTAAAGATAGTCTTTGGATGGTCGTATCACAAGCCCAATTCAACCAAGTATGGGGTGGTAGTAAAAAAACAACCAAAAAGGGGAAATAATTATGAAGAAAGATTATCAAAAATGCGCCGTGTGTCTGATGTGGTTTAATGGGAAAATCATGCTTGCACAACGTAATGGTAAGGTTTTTAATGGTTACTATGGTGGTGTAGGTGGCAAGATTAACAAAGGTGAAACTATTGTCCAAGGTCTACGGCGGGAAGTTATGGAAGAAACAGATATTCAATTATGGGGAAATCCCACTTTAACAGACTGTCACGTTGTAGAAAAATACAAGCATAAGGTTTTTATCTTTGAATATCGTTTTGATAGTGAATTTTTTTTTGATGGAGTAAAAAACCTAGAACCCGAAAAACACTCAGAATGGAAACTTTATACAAAGAAAGAAGCTTTAAAGTTGAAACTTGTACCATTTTTGGTACAGTATCTTA